GTGTCCAGCAACTTCGATCTTAAAAAACCGCAGGTCAGATGCCTCTTGATCATGCTCACCACGCTCCTTTGGGCACGAACACCTTGCTCATGCTCGATGCCCCTCGCTCTTGGTTACATGCGCGCCTGCACGTTGGACATCGAGCTGACGTTCCGTGAGCAGGACGCCTGCCACTCACAGTGAGCAGCTGCCCTGGCCGGCTACTCAGTGTCTCAACGTGATCGGACTCCCCCGCGCCAGCGTGACCGCAGATGTGGCAGATGTCCCCGTACTCCTCGAACGTCTGCTCCCTCACCCGCCTCGCGCGCCTGCCCGTACGGTGCGCGCCCTTGGGCACGGACAGCCCGTGCTCCACCAGCATCCACTTGCGGATGGCGGCCAGCTCCCGCTCGGGATGAACGCGCTCGAACGCGCGCCTCTCCAGCTCCTCCATCGGAGGGCACAGCAGCTTCACCTCGTCACACCCAAGGGATCTAGCCAGCCGAGCCCTCGCCTCAGCGCCCGGTGCGCACCTGATCACCCATACCTCACCCGTCGCACGGTGGATCGAGGCGAGCCCGCGGTTCATGGCCTTCCGTCCGATCTCGTCCTGGTCCAGCACCAGCGCGCCCGGCGCCGCGTGCTCGCGCACGTACGTCGACTTGCCGGCGCACGGCGGCCCGGCCACCAGGATCTTCACGCTTCGAGCGTAGACAGCGAAGAGCCCGGACGGGGGATCGTCCGGGCTCGTGTCCGAAAGGCCCCGAAGATCAAGGCCATTCTTGGGATCGCTGTTGAGTTGTGAATCGTCAAGCCCGGGAATGCCGCCATCCGAGCGGCACGCTCCGGCCTGCTTGCCCCCGATCGTACCGCTAGCTCAGGTCGCCCACCCGCTTCCCGAAGCGCGAGAAGCGCTCCGCGAGCACCGCGATCCGCTCCGCCTCCTCCGGCGTAACGCCGTTCCTCTCGGCCCAACCGGACAAGGCCATCCGGCTCGGACCGGCCGGCGCCGTGGAGATGAAGTCCTCCAGGCTCTCCCAGAGACGCTCGCGGTTCTTCCGGACGTTGCGCAGCATCGTGTCGTCCGTGGTGTCTTCCCACCACTGCTCGAACCCTGCCATGATCCCCGACCTCTCACGTTTGGCGGGGTGAGTTGACCGGGCGTGCGCACTTCCTCCCGATTCTCACCCCGCGCGAAGACTATCGATCACCTACTGCGAAACCCGTGCGCGGGGGTCTCTTACGCCACCTCACAGTGATCGGGGGTGCTACCAGGCACGAACACCCCCACCGTCTCGATCCGCACCTTCTGGCCAGGCTTGGCGGCGCGCGCAACGAGGGTCTCCGAGCCCACCCGAGTCCCTCCGCGCGTCACGAAATCCACCTGAACCTCGTAGTCCCGCGGCTCGTCCGCGCTGTTCACGATCGTCGCGGACACCGTCGCCCTGCCGCTGGCCGAGACGAACACGCACTTCAGGTCACGCACGTCCTCGCGCGGCTCGCGCTCGCCAGTCCCGCCCGTCATCGCCTCGAACACCAGCACCCCGGCCAGGAAGAGCGCCATGGACACGGTGGCCGCGAGGACCGGCGCTCCGGGAAGTCTCACCCGCCCGCCTCCTTCGCCTTCTTCTCGCGCCTCGTCGTCCGGCCGTTGCACAGGCGCAACTCACCGGTCTTCGACGCGCGGTAGGAGTGCCCAGGGTGAATGTCGCCCGACGTACACGGCTTCGTCGCCTCGAACATCTCGTTCTCGGCGCGCACGTGCAGCAGCCACTCCGGCGTCACGCCGGCCAGATACGCCTCGAACTGCTCCAGGGTGCGCGCGTGGAACAGGTCCGCCAGCCCCCACATGTCCGACCACGAGCCCCCGGAGTACACCGCGACCGCGCGCCAGCTGCCGTTCCAGCAGCGCAGCGCCCACGACTCCACCAGCTTCGTCGGACGCCCCGTGCTCCCGTGCAGCCCGTTCCCGCGCGCGAAGGTGGCGTTCACCGACCACCCGAAGCTCGCGGCCTTACCCGCGAGCGCGCGCACCACCGCGGGCGGCTCGACGTCCTCGGGGACCGGCTGGAGCGACGTGACCGCAGGCTTCGGGTGCGGGGCGAGACCCTCGGGCGCGGCTTCCTCAGCCACGTACGCGGACCTGAGCTTGTCCCAGGTGATCGTCGGCGCGCCGTCCAGGAGCACCGGGCCGTCGGACTTCCGGCCGGCCGTGATGCAGGTGATGCAGCGCGCGGCGAACTGGTACTTCGGGTGCGCGTTCACCTCGACCGCACCGCACACCGAGCAGTACGTCTCGACGATGTGCCCGGTAAGGTCGATCGCCTTCCCGGCGCCATTCTCCATCCCGATCCGGTCGGCCGTCTCGACGTACCGGGACGCCTGCGCAATGAGCTTCCGCTGCTCCTCGGTGAGCCGCTGCTCAGGCACTCCACACCTCCACGTCGACTCCCGGGACCTCCATGCAGTCCTCGTCCGCGAAGCACTTCATCGCTGCGGTCACGGCGACCTGGTGGTCATCGGCCAGCACGCCGGCGTCCATCAGCGCGTCGTGCACGTTGCGCACCAACTTCTCGACGTCCCCGACCGCGAGCGCCCGGTTCTTCTCCGTGATCACGTCGCACGGCGCGTCGAGCTTGTGACCGGGCTTGCGCGGGAAACGGAAGATCATCCCCGTGCGCACCGCCACGCCCTGGCTGAACAACGGGCCGCCGGCGCGCGCGACGAACGGCTCCAGCTGCGAGTAATGCCCGACGAACGCCGGAGCGCCCCGGGACGCCAGCCATGCCGCGCGCGCCACCGCGGTCCGGAAGACGCCCTCCGGGTCCACGCTCTCCCGCATCTGCACGTGCGTCGTACCTTTCGGCGACCGCCCGGTCAGCGAGCCTTTCGGCCGCGGGCGCTCGTTGCACGTGAAGGCGAGCAGCAGCTTCGGCTCAGACATCATCGACTCCTCGCGCGGAAGACCAAAGGCCGAGAGCGCCGCCGAGGCACCAGCCCATAGCGATACCTTCCAGCCACTGAGTCCCCGGACGGGCGGTAAGCCAGCCGAGAACACCAGCTGCGACGATCAGCGTGATCAAAGTCCACTGCCATTTCGCACGACTGATCACTACGTCATCACGCTTCACGAAACACGCGCCCTCTCGGCCAGAGCCGCATCCCGGAGACGCTGGGTGCCGGAGCGCTCCATCCAGTCCAGCACCCACTCCTGAGCGGTGATCCGATCCCAGGGCTTCTCGTCCGCCTGCTGGCTGATGCGGTACACGACGCGCGACCGGGAGTCGAGCATCGGCCGGTTCACGTCGAGCAGCCCGCTTGCGCGGGCGCGGGTCAGCAGGAGCTTTGCGGTCCACGGCGAGCACTCGCTCGCGGCGGCACCCACGAAGTCGACGTCGGCGCCGACGAGCGGGCCGGGGGCGTCCCAGAGCAGCTTCCACATGGCGCGCCAGGCCGGACCCGTCTTGACGCCCCTGTTCGGGTACTCGGTGGTGCGCCGGCGCCCGGTCAGCGGGAAGTTCGGCGGGTTGTCTCGGTCGTGCTGCATCTGATCTCTCCTGGATATGTGGAAGCGGTCTCCCCCTTACTATAGCAAGAAGAAGACCGCCCCGATAGGCCGGAGATCAGCGCCTCAGGGCGCCTCTAAGGGCTTAGCGCCTCCCACCCGATACTCGCCCCTAGGGTTCGCTAGGAAAGGCCGCCAGCATCGCTCTCAGCGGGCGCGCTGGGCATCTGCTTGTAGCAGCGTCGCTTCCGTGGGTTCCCGGCGCGCGGCCGAAGCGATCTCGGCCAGGGCTACAGCGGGTGATATCTGGTAGATCAACTTAGGGTGTCCTAACGAGTGGGTTCCCGGCCCTAAAGGGAACCCAAAACGGGAACCCACTTTTAAGTGAGTGGGTTCCCGTGGGTCCATTGGGCCCGGGAACCCAGAAAACATGCCTTGAGCAGGGAAAACGTGTTTTGGGTTCCCTGGGTTCCGGGATCTTGGGAACTCAGGGCCCCGAAAAGTGGGTTCCGCGATCTTGGGAACCCACTTTTCGGCCGGGAACTCACCCCTCCGACTGCCACGCCTTAACCGCTCTGAGCAGGTCTTCCTTCCTCCATTTCATCTCCGGGAACCGATCACGGAGCCGCTTCGAGATGGAGTCCTTGCCCTCATCGCGCGTAGTTACAGGCAGTGACGGATTATCGGCCGCCACGGTGTCCAGACGGAGCTTCCACTCCCGCAGCACCAACGAGCCGATCATGAACTCGTCCCCGTCCCGCTCCGGCGCCTGGCCGAGAGCGATCACGGCCGGCGCCCCTTCGAGTTCCGGGTGCTCGTTCAGCCGGATGTCCATCTCCGGAAGCAGCTCGCCATCCTTCGTCTTGCGATGGTGGATCGTGCGCTGCACGTACTTCGACCGGTCCTCCGGGTCGCCGAGTTTGATCACGAACGCGGTGTCGATGTCGTCCTCGATGGAGGAGGAGCCGCGCGCGCGCTCGCCACCGTGCCCGGTGTGATGCAGCAGCACCGATGCGATCGAGCTGACTTCGCGCAGCCGGTCGAGCACCCGGATCACCTGGGACATCTCCGTGGCCGAGTTCTCATCGACGCCGGCCGCGTTCCGATGCAGCGTGTCCCAGAAGACCACCTGCGCGCCGGACTCCTTGACCAGCTCCACCAGCTCGCCCATGTCCTCGTTGTTCATGATCTGCGCGCTGACCGAGATGACCCCGAAGCTGTCCGGGACCGGCCCGTTCTCCGCCTCCCACGCCTCCACGCGACCTTGGATGCCGGAGACGCCCTCGGCTGCGATGTAGAGCACCGACACCGGCTCAGGTACCGAGTACCCGAGGAACGGCTTCCCGGTCGCCAGCGAGCACGCCATCGCCACGCCCACGAAACTCTTGTACGTGCCGAACTTCCCGGAGATCATCGCGATCGTCTCGCGATACAGGACCCGCTCGATGAGCGCCACCGGCCGCGGAAGCGCCGCCAGCTCGGAGCGCTTGTGGTAGTGCCGCCTGATCCGCCCCGGGGCGACCGCGGACACCGCCTCCTCAAGCGCCGTCGCCTCGCGCTTGACCGCCTTCCAGTCGTCCGCCGGGGGCCTCGTACCATCCAGGACCAGCCGGAATTTGCTCAGCTGCCACCCGGTCAGCCCGTCCCTCCACTGGCCGTTCAGTGCCTGCCCCGCGGTCCTCTCCAGCACCCCGTACGCCTCATCGGCGCTCCAGAAGGCCGGCACGAAGTGCGACAGCGCCGCCGCCGCCGTGTTCGCCCGCTCCTCCACCTGGCCGAGCTGCGCCTGCTGAAGCGCCACCAGCGCCGGGGACAGGAACGCCTTCGCCTCGTTCAGGGTGTACGCGCGCTGCTCGAACCCCGCGCTCTCCGGATTCGCATCGAACGGGTCCGCGCCGGCCGCTACGGGCGCCGCGCGCTCCGGGGCCTTAGACTGCCGGGCCAGGCGCGCGTCCCGCCAGGCGTCCCCGCTCTCGTCCAGGTCGCGCCACTCCTCGAACTCCTCCGGGTCCGGCCGCTTGACCCACACGTACGGCCGAACCCGTCCCATGTCCGCCGGGTCCTTCGAGGCGCGCACGGTTGGGGCGATCCAGACGAAGCCGCGGCTCTTCGGGGAGTCGCCGGCCTGAAGGTCGATGCCCGGGAACACCTCGCCCTTCGGCACGCCCAGCGAGGCGATGATGTAGTGCTTGCCGCCGGACGGGGTGGCGACCTCCCCGTAGACGCGGGGGAGCGCCGGCTTCCCGATCAGCGTGCCCTTGTTCTGCGGGTCGACGTCGATCACGTCGAGCGCGTAACCGCCGACCATGCCCAGCGCATCGCCGGGCTCGTAGCGCCCCAGGGTGCTCTCGTCGATCGGGGTCAGCTGCCACCGGGCAGGCAGGTCATATCCGGAGATGCTGCCCTGGCCGTGATGCAGCGGGCAGTCCGGCTGGCACTTCTTCGCCACGAAGACGGGCGCGCCCATACGGATGAGGTCACGCGCGATGTCAAGGGGGTCCATGTATCCTCTGTTCAGCGGAGATTGATGATGACTGTGGTCACTGGGAGCCTCGGGTCTGGAGATGCCCGAGGCTCTCACTCTGTCCTCTGATCGGTCCTGCTCGCCTCCTCCGGCGGGATGACCACCCATCCCCGGCTTCTCATGCGCTGCGCGTGCCTCTCGTCCGCCTTGCGGTAGCGCTTCGCGTTGGCCTGCGTGAGATCCCCGCCCCTGCGGGGCTGCTTCGTCTGCATGGCCTCACCCTACATCCCCAAACGCCATTTGGATATTGGGGTGATCCACCTTGCCTCCTGCACTCCTCTGACCTATAGTAAAGGGAGATGACGAGAGAGAGGGGATCAGCGAGATGCAGGGGGAATGGACGGAGCAGGACTCCATCGACCTGGACGTGGAGATGGTGCTCGCCGGGGCCCGGATGCCATTGGAAGGCGAGGCGCGCGACCGGGCGATCCGGGCTTTCGCGGCGCGCGGCCTGAACTGCACTGAGATCGCTGCGCGCCTGCGGACGACGACGAAGGCGATCCAGTCCCGCGCCCGGAAGATCGGCATCGCTTGGTTCGAGGCGCGGAACGGGGCGCGCACGCATCTCACGCGCGCCGAGTGCGAGCGGATCATCCGGATGCCGAAGGGCGCCGCGAAAACCCGCTCGCCGCAACTGATGATCGGCGTCGAGGGCAGGAGCGGTGGGGCATGGCGAGCCTGAACCGCAAGCCGGCCGAGACGCTGTCCGATCTGATCGTCGAGATCAACGCCGTGCTGAAGAACCTCCCGTTCCGTGCGCACCGCATTCCGCGCGAGGGCCGGGTCTCCATCGAGACGTGGCAGCACCTGGACCGCCAGTTCGCCGCGATCGAGGCCATCGCCCACCACGCCCGCCGCTCCTGCGCACGCGCCCTGGCCGATGACACCGTGCTGGACCTGCCGCGCACGAAGCAGGGGCTCGCGGACTACGCCGAGATGCTCGGCATCCACGTCACCTACCCGATCGACTACACCGACCTGAAGGAATTCGTGATGGACGAGATCAAGGAGCGCCGGATCGCCGGCCAGAAGGTGCCGGAGGTGAAGTGGTGAGCACCAAGAAGCACGGGCCGGGCGAACTGTACGCCGACCTCGTGTGGCTCTTGGAGGCACTGGAGAAGGACAGGGACGTCACTTCGGGTCCCGACGTCGTCCGCGCGGCCATGAAGTACATCGCACAGACCGGCCAGATCGACGAGCGTCAGCGCATCCTGGACGAGGAGCTGAGTAAGGTCGAGATCTCGACGGAGCCCGGCGCAAACCCGGTCGGCAAGCTGATCGAGGTCAGCGAGCCCGTCGAGGAACGGATGGAGCGGCATTCCGATCCGTGCGGCTATCTGGACGTGATTCCGTGCATCTGTGCTTCTGCGGAGGAGGTGTATGTCGAGAAGCGCATGAGCGAGCAGGTCATCGGGGATTACGTCGTGCGCTCGTCGCTGACGATGCCCCCGGCTGCGACGATCCGAAACGTGCCCCTGGAACGTGTGGTCGACCTGCAAAAGCCGGAGGTGCTGTCGGTGCTCCTGGAGCGCGACGTCCCTGTCTCGCAGCTGCTCACCGGGGACCGGGTCTTCTCGGAGAGCGCCGGCACCTGGCACGACGTGCGCATCGACGGCCAGGCGCTGTACCTGAAGCGCGGTGAGTCGTGGGTGGCGATGTCTCACCTGCCGCGCGACACCGTGTTCCGCACCCGCCGCAGCGCCTCCGGTCAGGCGGCCGGCGAGCTGTTCGACAACTTCGGAGGAGAGGTGATCCGCGATGGCCTGGGGCGGTAGGTGTCCGCAGTGCAAGCAGCCCTTCCGGGGGCTGCGGGACGGCGTGACCATGGGCAGTCATCGGACCGAGTTCTACGCGCCGTTTAGTAACCGGCGCGAACGCTGCCCGTACTCCGGCGGAACCGTGGAGGATGCGAGGAACGGGATTTCGCCGCTCCTCCGTCGGATGGAGGCGTTCCAGAGGAAGAGGAAGGAGTGGGGGTCCAATGAGACGCGCTAACTTCGTCGAGCTGGTGGCGACGCGGTTCGATCTCCCGCTCGACGAGGCTTCCCGGATCACCGATCTCACCGTCCCGATCGAGGCGTACGACGACGAGCGCGAGATCCCGTTGGACGAGGTCGAGACCTGGCTGACGACGATCAAGGAGGAGCTGGCGTGAGCCAGGACATTGAGGCACTACTGAAGCTCATGGAGCGCTTCAATGTGCAGCTCACCCCGTGGCAGAAGAAGATACTCCGCGAGATCTACGAGAACTCGGAGGACTGGTGCCCGCGGTGCGCCGGGGATCTCGGCCATAAGCACGCGCGCCCGGCGCACTGACCCGCCTCACCCAAGAACCCCCTGACCAGCGCTGGTCAGGGGGTTCTTCTCGTCGAGCCCTGTGATACACTTTATCTATAGTAAAGGTGGATGAGGGGATCAACGTGGATGCGAAGTATCAGTTCATGAACGTCGAGGACATCGTCGGCACGCTATCCGACGCGATGATCGTGCGTCTGGTCAAGACGTACGCCGAGCGGCTCGACGGCGACACCGGCCCGATGAGCACGGAGGCGTGGCACCTCTGCACGAACGACTCGGTGACGCGCGCGCTTCAGCGTCGCGGCCTGACGGAGTTCAAGACCTTCAAGGGCGAGGTGACCGAATTCGAGGAGGACTGGCGGTTGCTCTCGGACTGGGGCGTGAAGGTCACCGCCTTCGTCGTTGAGAAGTACGAGATCACCTGGGGGCCGAAGCGATGAGCGAGTTGACCTGGCAGGACGGGAAGAGCCCGCTCTCCGAAGACCTTCAGTACAAGATCTGCGAAGGATGGACTGGCGTCGAGGCCCGCGCCTACGCCCGCGATGACTACCGGAACTGGATTCTGATCGGGGAGTTCCCCACCGTCGATGAGGCGAAGGCCGCGTGCCAAGCCGACAGCGAGCGCTGCGACTGCGATGGCGAGGACTGCTCCGGCCAGTGCTGTGGCTCCGGAAACTGTGCTTGCACTCCGGAGGTGGCGGAAGCCCTCTTGGAACGCTCCGGTCTCCCGAAGACCGCAGACGAGATGATCGAGCGGTTCGGTGCGGAGAAGGTGCTGCGCGTGCTGCTCGGCGAGGACGGGGGGCGGTCGTGAGCGAGGTCAAGACGACACGCGAGGCCGCCATGGAGGCGGGCTGGCGCGCGTACTGGAGCGCCTTCCCTGAGAGGGCCTGGGGCGACCTGCACGAGAACGAGATCGTTCTCTGGAGAAGCGTCGTTACGGCCGTTGCCGAGGTGATCGACGAGAGCGACCTCGGGGACTGCGGGTGCAGGGCGAGCGCTGAGTACGCGTTGAGCCAGCCGGCGCGCTGCCCGTCGTGCGGAAGCGGTGTCGATCGCCATCACCCGAAGTGCGAGCACTTCGTGCCACTCAAGGGCGGCCTGTGCGCGAGGCGCGGAGACCATCCAGCTCACGACGTGCTGGTTGGCTCGCTGGCGCCGTTCCACTGCACGGGTCAGGAGAGCGACCGGCTCCCCGGGCGTGCGGAGAGGGAGCGATCGTGACCTTCAAACTGCGCGAATACCAGGAGGAATGCCTCACCTTCACGCGCCTTGCGCTGGACAAATACGACCGCGTCGCCAATGTGCTCCCGACCGGCGCCGGCAAGACCGTGGTCTTCGCCCAAATGGCGCTGCGACACCTGAAGGAGAGCGGCGCCGGGCGGGTGCTCGTCCTCGTGCACACCGACGAACTCGTGCAGCAGGCGTACGACAAGATCCGCATCACGCTCATCGGCCAGGACATCTCTCTCGGGATCGTCAAGGCCGAGCGTGACGACGTGACCGCTCAGGTAATCGTCGGCTCTGTGCAGACGCTGTTGGGGCACGGACGCAGGAAGCGCATCAGGGGGGTCTCGCTAGTCATTGCGGATGAATGCGAGCTGTACGTCGCGCCGAAGTACCAGAGCGTCATTCATTACTACGTGGACGCGGAGTACTGCGCCGAGTGCGTCGAGGCGATCGACGTGGTGGACGACATTCCGTCGTACTGCCCGAACGCCGAGTGCCGCACGATGCGCGGGAAGGCGAAGGTCGTCGGCTTCACGGCGACGCTGGCCCGCTCGGACGACGGGGACCTGTCCAAGGTCTGGCAGACGGTGGCGTACCGCAAGGACATCCTCTGGATGATCCGCAACGAGTACCTCATCGACGTGCGCGGGCTGCACGTCAAGGTCGATGACCTGGACCTGAAGAAGGTCAAGAAGAGCGGGGGCGACTTCCAGAAGGATGCTCTCGGCCAGGCGCTGTCGGACTCGATGGCGCCGGAAGTCGTCGCGAAGGCGCTGCGCGAGCACGGCGCCGACCGGCAGACCATCTGCTTCGCCCCGCTCGTCGCGACCGCCTACGAGTTCGAGAAGGCCTTCTTGGCCGCGGGCTTCATCGCGGAGACGGTGCACGGACAGCTGCCGAAGGGCGAGCGTCGGGCGATCCTGGCGCGCTACGCCTCCGGCGAGACGCAGGTGCTCTGTAACGCGATGGTCTTAACGCGCGGCTTCGACGCCCCGACGACGAGCTGCGTCATCGTCGCGCGGCCGACGAAGTCCAAGCCCCTCTTTCAGCAGATGGTGGGCCGCGGCCTGCGAGTGGACCCCGAGCGCCCGTGGGCCGCGCAGGACTGTCTGGTGATGGTGGTTGCCGGCGCCGAGATGCACGACCTGCGCTCGCTGGTGGACCTCACCGAGAAGAAGCTCCAGCCGAAGCCCGAGCAGACGCTGCTCGAAGCCGAGGACGAGGCGGAGCGCGAGGAAGGTGCGGCGCGCGCCGCCAAGCCGATGTGGCGCGGCGCTACCAAGGTCAAGGAGTTCGACCCGTTGCTACGGGCGAGCCGGCGGACGTGGGGGCACACCGCGGGGACCGGCGCGCGCTACCTGGCCGCGGGTGACTGCTACATCGTGCTTCAGGAGTCCGCCGAGACTCCCGGCGCGTTCGACGTGTGCTGGATGAACAAGCTCATGCCCTGGGACCGGACATCGAAGCGACTTCAGGGCCGCACGGAGTACATCGGCATCCCGCTCGATCTCGCGATGGACTGGGGTGAGGACGTCGCGGATCGGATGGGAGGCGAGAGCGCGTCCATCCTCAACACCAAGAGCAAGTCGTGGCGCTCGGGAAAGGAGCTGAGCCCCGGCTTCCAGAGGCTCGCGAAGTCTTTGGGCGTGCCGTTCGAGCTGGGCGTCACGCGCAAAGGTGAGTTGTCGGAGGCGATCGAGCGGGTCATCGCTTCCCGGTGCATCGACCCGATGGTGACTGCCTATCGGGAGTACCTGAAGATCAAAGAGAGTGAGGGATCGTGAGGGAAAAGCTGGTGCGGGATCGCATCTCGGAGATCGCCGCAGGGCAGGGCCGAACTTTTCGGCAGGCCGAGGGCGCCGACATGCCGGAGCTGCTCATGCGCAAGCTGCGCGAGGAGGCTGCCGAGCTTCTGGCGACCAAGCCCGGCTCACCGGAGGAGCGCGAAGAGGCTGCGGACGTGCTGACCGTGGCGCATGCCCAGCTTCAGGAAGATCTCGCACTGTCTCTGGCGCACGGAAAGAAGAACCGGGAGCGCGGGCAGTTCTTCCAGCGCTGGGTGCTGGTCTACGACGAGAGCGAGGGATCGTGAGTATCAAGATCAAGGTAACTGACGAGATGGTCCAGGCATATCGCGTGGCCTACTGGGACCGTCCCGTGACGCGCTCGAAGGGCAGCGTGGAGCAGCGCGAGCAGGATGGCCTTCGCGTCGTCCTCGATATCGTCGAGCGCGACCTGAACGAGGCCGTCTCGGAGTTCGAGTGCGGCTACTTCGTGCACGAAGAGGTCAAGTCGCTCGGCTGCATCGAGGTGGAGGAGTAATGCCGTTCCTGGACAGGCCGTGGTACGAGGACATGCCGGGCCGGAGGTTCAAGCTGCTCCGGCCGCTGGAGTACGAGGGGGAGTCGGAGACGTTCCGCATTCCCGAGGGCTACGTCACGGACTTCGCCTCCGTGCCTCAGTCGTTCTACGGCTTCTTCCCGCCCTACGGGGCGTACACGCGTGCGGCGATTCTGCACGACTGGCTGATCACCGACCGGCCCGACGTGAGCAGCAGGGACACGGACGGGCTGTTCCGCAGGGTGATGCGCGAGGAGGGCACCCCGTTCGCGATCCGCTGGATGATGTGGTCCGCGGTCCGGCTCGCTGCGCCGTTCAACCCGAAGCGCCGGCCGGCACGTCTCGGGCGGGATCTCCCGGCGCTCCTCCTGGCCGTGATCCCGGGAGTGCTGATCGTGCTCGTCGGCGCGCTGGTCTTCGTCACGCGCGTCATCCTCGTTCCGAACGGGAGGCAGCGATGAGGATTCCCTCGCACTGGTGGCTCGGGCTGGTCAGCAAGGCGCGCCCGGCCTCCGAGGTTCTCCGCTCGACGACGATCGCCGGGGGCGAGGCGAAGACCTTCCGGCGTCTCGTGCGTCTCGGGCCGTGGGGCATCTACGTCATCCGGTACGGCCAGGAGGGGCGATGACCATCCCAAAGACTGTGCAGTGCATGATCGGCATTGAGGGCGCGTTTGCGGGGATGCTCTTTGGCCCGGCCGAAACGTCCAAGGTCCTGTTCATGGTGATGCTGGGACTCGCGGTCCTCTGGGGAAAGGCGTTTATCTTCAATGACTGACATCGACCCGTTTAACGCCAATCCGGAAGAGGCCGCAGCTCTGAAGCGCGGCCGGTATCTCGTCCCGGTCCCCGGCCAGGAGGGCTCCGGCAGGAAGCGGGAGTACACGCGCGTCACGACGTTCGTGAAGGCCATTGCGGACAACTACGCGCTGGAGCGCTGGAAGATGCGCAAGCTCGCGGAGGGCATCGCCTCCGATGAGACGCTGTATCTCCTCCTGGCCGGGATTCAGGACTTCACCAGCGCCGAGGGCAAGAAGCGGGTGGACGAGGTCATCTCGATCGCTCTGGAGCGTGCCGGCGCCAACGAGGGCTCGCGCTTCGGGACGGCGCTGCACGCGATGAACGATCTGGTGGACGAGCGCCACCCGCACCTGTCCCGCGTGCCGACCTGGCTGCGCCCGAAGTACGTCAACCTCGCGCGCGCCTACGAGCTTCACCGCCTGGCCGTCGTGCCGGACTTCATCGAGCGCCGGGTGATGAACGAGAAGTACCAGCTCGTCGGCACCCTGGACCGTCTCCTGCTCGACGAGGTGAGCGGGGATCTGGTGGTCGGTGACCTCAAGACGGCCCGGGATCTATGGGGTTATCAGGAGATCAGCATTCAGCTCGCGCTGTACGCGAACGCGGACTGGATGCAGGATCCAGTGACGCAGCTCTGGGAGCCGATGCCCGAGGTGCGCCGGGACGTGGCGGTGGTCATGTGGATGCCGCGTACCCATCCCTCGAAGGACAACGATGCCGTGGAGATCGAGGAGGTGCGCATCGAGCGCGCCTACGACTTTGCTGCTCAGGTCTGCGCGGACGCGCGTGCCTGGCGCAACGAGGGCCGGAATCTCGGCATGCCGCGCCCCTTGCCCAACCCGGCGCTCCCTGTGCTATAGTAAGGGAGCAAGCGATGGTAAGCGGAGTCCTGACTGAGTTCCCGATAGGTTCCAGGCAGCCCAGCCCCCTTGCTTGTGGGGAGTAGGCCCATCAGAATCCTGCTGCCGGACCGGAGGGGCCCAAGGGCTGCGATCTTCCGGTCCGGCGTACCAAGCCTCACAGCGCAACTTCCGGGTACGTGGCGTCCCTCGGGAGTGACAGGGAGAAACGACAGCTCCGCGTGATGGTCGTGACAGCCGGGAGAGACCGGCACCTGGGCCTGTAGCTCATTGGCAGAGCGCTTCCGATCACCGAGTGCACGCGGCCGGAAGAGGTAGGCGGTTCGATTCCGCCCAGGCGCACGTCATGCACGCGCGTCGTGCACGTCCGGATGAGAGGTCCGGGTGTCTCGGTAGCTCAGCGGGATGAGCGCGGGAATGTATCCGGTCCGAAAGGGCGAGGGGACCCCGGTCAGTCGTTGGTTCGATTCCAACCTGAGGCACGATGCCGGAGCGTCGTGCTCCGGCGATCCAAGTAGAGACAGGTGAAGCATGAGCACAGCGATCGACCCGTGGGCGACCACGACCAACCCGGAGACCGGCTCGCAGGCGCCCGCCTTCGACCCGTTCGCCGACGACGTCAACCCGGAGACTGCGGGCGGCGGGATGTCCAACGCCCACTCCTTCCCGCGACTCAACCAGCTCCCGGAGAACGGCGGGCACGTCGTCATCCTCGTGCCGAAGTCGTACGACCCGGCCGCGCCGAGTCGGCGCGAAGGCCAGCCCCCGGGCGAGGAGTTCCAGTGCGAGCTGCACGTCCTCGCCGGCCCCGGCACGAAGGTCGAGAAGCGCGCGCGGGCCAAGAACCCGGACGGCACCGAGGGCAAGTTCGTCGGTACGGGCGAGTGGTACGCCATCGGTGACGGGTCGGAGTACCCCTGGCCGATCTCCTGGACGCAGCCTCCGGTCGCCGTGAATCAGAAGATTCTCCTCGGTCAGCTCAAGGAGGTCTTCGACGTTAAGACCGGCCGGCCGAAGAACGGCGGGCTCTGGGTCGGCCGGCTGCGTCACGTCCCCAACAAGAACAGCCCGACCAAGCTTCAGGGTGCGACTCCGGATCGGATGGACGCCGCGCTCGCCGAGTACCGTCAGGCGCTCGGCCAGGGCGACACCACCGTGCCGGACCCGAAGGGCGGCATCAAGCTCATGAACGCCACGCCCGAGGAGAAGGCCGCGGCGCGCGCGTACTGGCAGTCGCTCGGCCGCTGACCTACATCACCGAAGCCCTGCGAGCAAGTTGCTCGCAGGGCTTCTCTTTGCCCTCACGCCTTGCTATAGTAAAGGTAGGAACAGAGAGCCCCGGAGCGCTGCGAATCGCCTCCGGGGTTCGTGCTGAGGGAAAGGGATCATCATGTACCTCGTCAAGGGCGTCAAGCCGAAGATGCTCGATCTCTACTGCTGCCAGGGCGGCGCGAGTATGGGCTACATGCGTGCGGGCTTCGACGTCACCGGGTCCGACCTGGATGAGCAGCCCCGCTACCCGTTTTCGTTCATCCGCGGCGACGCGCTGGCGATTCTCATGTCCCCTGTCGTCCGGCAGTTCGAGGTGATCGCCGCGTCCCCGCCCTGCCAGCGCCGGACGAAGGCGCAGAAGATCCAGGGCCGCGAGCACCCGGCGCTCATTGCCCCGACGCGCGAGCTGCTCATCGCCACCGGCAAGCTGTACATCATCGAGAACGTGCCAGCCTGCGGCGAGGATGACGACCCACTGATCGACCCGCTGGAACTCTGCGGCGCGATGTTCGGCCTGCGCACTTATCGCCACCGGCACTTCGAGTCCAGCGTGCCGCTGACTGCCCCGGAGCACCCGCGGCACGAGGCTCCCACCGTCAAGATGGGGCGCCCCCTGGCCGAGGGGGACTGGTATCACGCGGTCGGGAACTTCTCCAACGTGCCGTACGTCAAGGCTGACCTCGGGGTGCCCTGGATGACCCGGGACGGCGTCCGCGAATGCATCCCGCCGACGTACACCGAGTACCTGGGCAGGCAGCTCCTGGAAAAGCTCTGACCCGGGTTGCGCCAGCTCCTCTCCCCCTGCTATAGTAAAGGTAGAGGGAGCGAGCGAGGGAGATCGAGATGGACGACATTCGGGTTCGGCACTTCGCGAACGGCCAGAGCGAGCGCAGCGTCAATGGCTTCATCGAGGTCCCCGCCTGGCGCGTGGTGTGGGCGGACGGCTCGACCGCTGAGGTTCGCGGTGAGTCCGACCTGAATGAGATCCTCATGGAGGATGAGATCGCTTCGTTCACCTACGCGCCGCTTTGGCGTCAGGCTTTCGTGGTGACGGAGAGCCCGTTCGTTCCCGCCTCCCGGGTCTCCCAGTGACCTGCAAGACCTGTATGCGTGAGATCAACCGCTGGACGGATACCAAGCCGTCCAGCGGTTTTTCGTTTACCTACGGTTCGGGCGCCGCATATGACGCTTCGATCGCCGGCATCCGAGATGCACGGAAGGCGCGCCATGAGACGTGGCGTTGCCTGGTCAACCGGCAGATCAAGATGATCCGCGGCGCCTGTCTGGCCGGAGGGCATGAAGAAACCCGAGAGATTCCCGCTGTAGCGGTTGCCGAGGCGCCCTCCCCCCTGCTATAGTAAAGGTAGATAGAGCGAGCGAGACAACGAGAGGGGATCGAGATGAACAAGATCGCAGCGGCCAAGGAGATCGAGGCCACGTACCGGGGGATCACCGGGGGCGGCGAGACGATCAGTCTCCTGAAGATCTGGAACGAGATCGGTGGCGCGGCGATCATGACCTGGACGGACTTCGAGGCCGGCGTCAAGCACCTCGCGACCCGGCAGCAGGATTCGATCCTCATGCCGGCGCTCTACCCCTGGCAGTACCGCAAGAGCGAGCTGGACGCCGTGGTCGTCTACGGCGCGCAGGAGTGCAACACCCTCTACATCATCTGACGGAGGAGCGAGGGGGCTTCGGCCCCCTTTCTCCCGTTAAGCACCGGTTTGACACGTTTCAATTGAGAAGGGATCACCGAGCATGAGCGAGCGGATCGAGGTCAAGGCGAAGCGCGGGATCGTCGTGAGTGCACAGGTCATCCCGGGACCGCACGGACCGCAGTGGGAAGTCACGGACGGCCGGAGGTATCGGGCGCTTCTGCCCACGTGCGTGTGTGCGCGCAAGGGCTGCGGGCAAATCAAGATGATTGCCACGGGCCGGGCGCGCACGCACAAGGCCGAGCGCCAGTGCCAGGACTGTCACTACGGCTGGCACGAGCCGATCGTGCGAAAGTTCGCCGCTGCTGTGGCGAAGACGATCAAGTGAGCGAGAAGGGATCACAGAGCATGACGCAGTTCGCGGTGGCGACGGAGAGGCAGGCGCAAGATCTGAAGCACGTCGATTCGGGGGGCTCTGACGGCCTTCGTTCACCGATGGACCTGAGGCTCAACAGGCATCGCGGGTGGGGTGGCGCCGAGTCGAGCATGGTACTTGCCCTGGTTGGCAAGGAGTGGATCTCGTACGTCGCGAGATCTCCTCACCGCGAGAATAGCGGCTACGCCCTTACCCCCGCTGGCCGACTGGCCCTGGAGTTGCGGGAGGCGCTCGGGCCAGACCGGAGCCTGACGAAGGCCGGCGCGAAGGCGCTGGTCATGGGAGCGCCGACGCGCGCGACGAAGATTCGCCTGATGGACGACGGGCTGTGGAAGCGCGGCTACGTGATGGCATCGTCCCGCTACGCCTGGCTCACCGAGGACGGCCTCCGCGTCCGCGAGATCCTCATGAAGCACCGGGTGACGTTCTGACCTGCGGAAACGACAAGCCTGACAGGGAATTCCCTGTCAGGCTTGCTTTCGTGCTCTACCTTTACTATAGTAGGGATGTAAGCGAGAGAGCGAAGGGGATCGAGATGAGCGAGATCAACGGCAAGGTTCTGGCGAGCGAGCTGCGCAAGACGTTCCGGATCGGTACTCGCACCCGTCGCTACCGGGCCGGCCAGGATCTCCACTCCGAGATGCTCGAAGCCCTGCGGAACGCAACGGTTTACCCCGGCTACTACGTCGGGGCGCGACACGATGCGTTCGCTGCGGCTTGGGGCGTTCTTCAGGCGTACGCGAAGCACGTCGAGGGCTACCGGATCGACGGGATTCTCCGCGCGAAGATCGTCGGTCTCTCGCCTTACCGCTTCGCCGCGCTGCTCGGCGAAATGTTCGACGCCGGGGTTCGGACCACGGGTGACGGCGAGCGCTTCTTCGCCTCGATGCGATAACCGATCAACGACTACACGGAGAAGGGATCACTCCGATGCGCAAGCCGAACGTCATCCAGGCCACCGCGGGCACCACGCTCATGCTCAGCATGGGCGCGAACGCGTGGTACGCCATCGACTTCTGGCACCGCGGCGGCGCCGCGCTCATCGTGGCCGGCGTGTGGATGCCGATCTCGATCGTGCTCCTGGAGCGGATGCTGCACGCGATGCCCCGACTCGGGCGCGCCGTGACGGTCTTCGCGTGGCTGGCTATCTCCCTCGTGGCCGCAGCCTGCATGTACTACTCGATGAGCCACCTGGCGCACCTGGCGACGCCGGAAGCGCCGAGCGCGAAGGAGGTCGCGGACGGCTGGATCTTCGCGGCCAGCGTGGACATCGTGATGCTGCTGTCCGGCGTCTTCCTGGCGCTCGCCCGGCGCGCGCAGCAGGCGCCGGCTCCCGAGCCTCAGGTGATCGAGAAGATCGTCGAGCGCGTCGTCGAGGTTCAGGTGCCCGTCGAGGTCGAGAAGCTCGTCTACATCGAGGTGCCCGCGAAGCGCGAGGCGCTGCACGTCGAGGCGCACGTCGAGGAGGTCGAGGAGACGGAGACGATCACGGAGACGCGGCGCGAGGTCACCCGGACCGCCCGGCGCTCGTCGCTGACCGCGGAGCAGGAGCAGCAGATCTACGAGCTGGGGATGGCCGGCGTCAAGCCCGCGGACATCCTGCGGAAGCTGAGTATCGAGGGCAAGCAGACCAACTACATCACCCGGTCGGCCGTGTGGTCGCGGGTCAAGGAGCAGCTCGCGCAGATCGAAGCCTGACCGGCCAGAACGGAAGCCCTGAGGCATCGCGCCTCAGGGCTTCTTCGTGCCCTCCTCCTGTGCTATAGTAAAGGGAGATCGAGAGATGAGGGGATCAGATGATCAAAGTGATGAGTCGGCCCGAGCTGTACGACGTGACTGAAGCGCAGATCGACGAGGCGCTTGCGCAGGAGCAGCTGTATCCGGGACATGTCCGTGAGCTGCGGGAGTACCGCAAGGGCGGGGCGCTGGGGTCGATGTGGATTCAGCGGATCGTGTTCTCCGACTGGAGCAGCGGCTACCGGGCTGCGAAGCAGCTTGCCGGGGAGCTGGAAGAGGTCGAGAACTACGTCGAGCACGCCTTTCATGCCACCGTGCGCGACGGCCGTGGCGACCCGCACGTCGGTCTGACTGTGGAGATCCGGCACTCCGGCTACCGCATGGCCGGCCGCGTGGTAGCGATCGGCCCCGAGGACTTCACGATCATCGAGGACAACCTGTCCGGCGAGCGGCATACCTTCCGCTACGAGCAGGTGCGCTCCCCCGGTCACTACAACCGGAAGGACTGACCGATGGCCTACGTGAACGACGAGCTGATCGAGAACTTGCGCAAGGCGATGGAACGAAGCGTGATGACCGGTTCGCCCCTGGAGCTGCTCAGCGCCGCGAGCGAGATCGTCGAGGGGGCGGGTAAGCCGCGAGCCTTCCGGGACCGCGATTACGACGTGTGGTACGAGCACCCCGGCCACTGGTGCCTGCTGCGGGATTGCGACGCTCCGCGCAAGCTCGCGGACGACGATGGCCACGGCTGCACGCTGGAGCGCATTACCGGGCTTTACGGGCCGCTGACGTCCGTCGACGACGAGAGGAACTGAGGGATCATGGCGAAGCGAGTGCAGTACGCGAGGAACTACCTGGAGCTGCTCGACCTCTTCGAGCGCAACGGGATCGACGTGTGGCTGACGAAGGAGAGCGTCGTTGCCGCATGCATGGAGGTCGGCATCGAGTGGGCGAGCGACGCGGAAATGCGCTGCTACAGCCTCGTCGAGGCGCTCCGGCACGCGGACATGACCGGCGAGGACCGGATGCAGGTGACCGTCGCGCTGGAAGCGGCGCGCCGGGACGACGCCGGGGAGCCGAAGCTCGTCGTCGAAGAGGCTGCCCTGACCTCCTGACCTGCGGAAATGCTCCTGGTGATCTAGGAGCCACCATTGCTATAGTTAAGGGAGCGCTCCAGTCGGGGCGCTCCCGTTTTTCATGAGGGACAGGGGATCAGATGTTCACCGACTTCAAGGTGCTTGAGGGGATCATCCCGGCCAGGGAGGCGGATTTCGCCGACCTGTTCGAGCTGGTCAAGACCGAACGCGACATCATCTCCGCTGGCGCGGAGGCCGCCGCCTACGAGCACGACCGGGTTCGCATGATGCTCCGGAACACGGTCGCGGCGAACTGGGGGAGGTTCCAGACCGGTGACCGCGGCGGCTTCAAGGGCGCCTTCGAGAAGGACACGGAGGGCATCGTCAAGGCGGTCATGAAGCCGCTCGACGCGTCCTACCAGAACCTCGCGCACGCGCAGTACAACCTCTCCCGCTTCCCGCTCGTCTTCGCGCGCTGGATGGCGCCGATCGGCCGGCCGGAGCGCACGCGTGACGCGTTCCGCACCGACCGCAGGCAGGCGTTCTGAGATGAGTAAGAGGCGAGGGATGAGCAAGACCAGCGCGCGCCTGTCCGGCACCGCACTTCTGTACGTGAGTCCGTGGGTGATGTGGCTGCTCCTGCTCCCCCTCGCCCTCATCTTCTGGTGGATGGCGAGCGCCGGCCAGGCCGCGGCCTTCGCTCTCGGGGGCGCCACCCTGGCCGCGGGTGGCGCGTTGGGCTACCAGTGCTGGAACGCCTTCGCCCCCCGCGGCCAGCAGGCGCAGTTCGTGGCGACCGGCACCTTCGGGTTCGCGTTCGCCTGGCTGTGCGCGACGACGATGTTCGGTCTCTTCCACCACCCGGGCTGGTCCCCCTGGCCGGAGTTCTGGCGCGCGCCGGAGTGGCTACTCGCCAGCTTCACCCTCCCGATCTGGGGCTCGTGGTTCTTCCTGATGGCGATGACCAGCATCGGGTGGAACATGGCGCGCGCCGGCCAGAAGCGCAAGGAGGACGGCGACGAGCGGACCGAGAAGGAGACCCCCGACGAGCTGGGCAAGATCCTGGACGGCTCGACGCTGAAGGTGGACGCGATCGTCGGCAAGCCGGACGCTCCGGTCATCAAGGTCACGGCGCATGGCGTGCCTGGCCGGCACACCGGCGAGAAGCTGATGAGCAACGCTCCGGACCTGGAGAGCCTGCACGGACTGCGGCCCGGGGCGATCCGTCCGGCGCCCGACTACGACAACGCCTCGAAGGCGAAGTACACGATCACCCCGAAGGATCCGCTGAAGGGCGACCTGACGTGGGCGGGCCCGCAGCACCCCGGCTCGTCGATCGCCGACTTCCCGTGCCTGCCGGGCGTCTACACGGACGGCGCGGAGATCGAGCACTGGCTTCCCGGTGACGACGCCGGCGGTCGCCCGCTTCAGCACCTGGCCGTGGCCGGCGTGAACGGGTCGGGTAAGTCGGCGGGCCTGAAGATCGACCTGACCGAGGCGTTGTGCCGCATCGACACGAAGGTCTGCGTCGCGGACATCTCCGGGAAGATCTGGCAGACCTTCGGCGCGCTCATGCCCTACCTCACCAAGGTCGCCGGGCTGAACGGGATCGAGGATGAGGACCGGGAGCAGAACACGCTGGACGCGCTCGACCTGATCAAGTGGGTCGAGAAGGACGCGATGGAGCGCCAGCAGCGCTGGGGCAAGCTCGGCATCAACCAGTGGGAGGCGCGCTGCTTCACCGAGTTCGGGGACGCCTTCGGCATCCTCGTGATCGAGGAGGCGTCGGAGCTGCTGGAGCAGATGCCCGATGACGTCGAGCGCATCGCCAAGAAGATCCGGTCGGCGGGCTGGCTGCTCGTCGTCGTCGCGCAGCGTTTCAGCTTCGATCAGATTCCGACGACGCTCCGGGCACAGCTACCTGGCCGGTTCGTCTTCGGCCAGGCGGACAGCAGGGACTCCGGGATGATCCTCCCGGACGACGTGCATGACATCCTCGGGCGCTCCCCGGCGAACGATCCGGGCACCTGGAACAGCACCACCCCGGGCAAGGCGATCGTGTGCATTCCCGGTCAACCGGCCGAGCGGCGCTCCGACCCGACCCGCTTCTTCTGGGCGACGAACGAGAAGCTCGCGGAGTACCTCGGTACGTACGGCCGGCGCCTCTGGACGGACGAGGAGATCGAGGAGATGAAGAACGACAACCCGCCCGCGGGCATCGTCGTACGTACGCAGTCGGCGCGTACGCCGGACCGCGAGGCGCCCGAGGGCTTCGGTACGTACGTACAGACTCCGCGTACAAAGGCGACCCGGCCGCGCGCGTACGTACGCGACGATGTACGTACGGACGAGGGCGCGACGAACGTACATGACATCGAGGCTGACGTACGTACGTCGCGCGTACACGAGACGAGCGTGTACGCGGACCCGGAGTTGGAAGGTATGAACGTGGAGATCGACGGACCGATCGAGTGCCCGCCGGAGTACGCGGGCGTGACCATGGAGCAGAGCGGCTACGAGGGGACCGGGGTCTCCCTGCCGCGCGACGAGTTCCGCATCATCGTGCAGAAGCACCTCGCCTCGCTGCTCGCGCAGGGGTGCCAGGAGGTCCGGCCCGCGGACGTGCTCCGGCTCCAGCCTCCGGCCGGCTCCCGTCAGCGCATCCTGGCCGAGCTGAAGCGCCTCGCCGACAGCGGCGCCGAGGACGAGCACACGGTCGAGCGCTCCGAGACGCAGCCCGGTCACTGGCTGATCCGCGCTCCTCGCGCACTCCCCGTGACGGTTTCGGGGTGAGGGGGCGGGGGGTTAGTTTCGGCCTGCGATTGTCTTATCAGTAAAGGTAGGTTTCGCGCCCTGTTTCTCCCGGTTTGACCACCAGGGAGAAACAGGGCGTTTCGGGGAATTTCCCCCGCAGTTTCGCCAGTTTCGCGCACAGAGGGTGACCGAGGGAAACAGGTAGAAAGATCCTGTTTCTGACGATTTGAGAGGCAGGGATCACGGTGGGCAAGAGGTACTGGGACGAGGCGGAGAAGGCCGCAGGCGAGGCGTACGGGAGGGCCAACGCGGCGGCCTACGAGCGCCGGGAGAAGTTCAAGCGCGCGGCCGGGTGGGTGCTGGTCGGGGCACTCGGCCTCTACCTGGCCGCGAGGACGTGGGGTCCGGGGATCTGGGAGGCGTCGCGTACGCCGCTGCTGTACGGCGTCGGCGCGCTGTTCGTACTCGCCGGGGCCGGCGGTCTGGTGTACGCGAACATCCGCATCCGGCGTATGCGCCGGCGCACGCGTACGTACGAGACCGAGCTGTACGTCGGACGTACGCGGCCCACTACGTACGTACGCGAAGACTGGTGACGTACGTGTACACGGAGATGACGCGTACGTACGCGAACTGCGTACGTACGCGCTTCTGTATGTACGTACGTAGGGGGCTCTGATGTACGTACGTACGCAACGTACGAAGAGGCGTGTACGTACGAAGCGCCCGCCGACGTACGTGCACCGGCACGCGTACGTGTACGTGATCCCCGTCGAGGACCCGCGTACACGTACGTACGAGACGTACGGATACATCGGCCAGAGCGCCCGTACGTACTTCACCGGGAACCCCCGGATCGACCTGGTGGACCGGTACCTGGAGCACAAGGCGAACCAGCCCTGGACTGATCAGATTCGGTCACCCGGGATGATGGTCATCTGGCAGGGCTCGTGTACGCAGGCGGAGCTGGACGCGCGCGAGCGGGCGGCGATCCGTACGTACAAGCCCCTGTACAACATCGAGCACAACCGCAGGAACCCCCGGAGGATCAAGCCATGGGAGATCTCGAAGCCCGTACGCTCCCGCATCCCGACGTACATCCCGGCGACCGGCCTGCTCGTGTACGCGGCGGCCGGATGCCTGCTGAGCGCAGTTTGCCTTTCGTTGATCTCACGGCTGGCGTGAAGCGGGAGATCACGCGCATCGAGGGGCTCATCGGCCAGGCGGGCACCGACCCGGGACTGCTGCGGGAGGCGGCCTACGAGCTTCGTGAGCTGCATCGAGCGCGCCAGCTCCTCGCGGAGTTCGTCGCCACCCGTGGAGGCGAGATCGTCCGGCGGGCGATCCTGGCCGGAGTCGCCCCTGAGGCCCTGTTCGATGCCCCGTATGAAGCGAGCACCGTACGTCGCCTGGCGCGAGAAGCGGGCATTCCGAAGCGTAGGCCCGGCCCGAAGTCGGTGAAGCGATGAGCGCCAAGAACTGCTCGATCTGCCGGAGGCGCAAGCTGGTCCCGATCGAGGACGGACCGCAGGGCCTGCGCGTCTGCCCGCGATGCGACGGGGAGGTCTACGAGATCGTCGTGGACCGCGAGCAGCGGGAGAAGCCGGCGTGAGCGGTAGCTACGAGTGGTGAGACGATGATGAGAGCCCCGGAGACCCGGCCGTCTCCGGGGCTTCCCTTTGTCCCTCCGTCTTGCTATAGTAAAGGAAGACCTACGAGAGGGGATCACTCGTGAAGAAGCTGCTGGAAACGCTGACCATCGTGGTCATGCTGGGCGCCGTCATCAACCTCATCTTCGTCCCGGCGCCGGCCGCGGGCTACTTCGGCGTCGTCTACGTCGCGGTGCTGGCCGGGCTGTTCGTGGCGCGCCTGAAGGTCGGCCAGAAGTGAGGCGCCCGATCGACGTGTGGTTCGCGCTCCGCCGGGAGCGCTTCAGCACGGCCGACGCGAAGACGATCGCCGGGATCTACAAGCAGATGTCCGAGGGCGAGCGCGACCTGAAGCCGTGGGCCATCGCGACCGCGGTGTGCGCGCGGACCGGGATGCACCCGGAGATCTGGCACGAGCGCCTGACCGTCATCTTCAGCGAGGCGAAGGAGCTGAGCCGGGCATGAGGTTCAACGAGATGCACCGACGGCTCGCGCTCCTCTTCCTCGGTGCGGCGCTCGCCCTGTTCATCGCGGACCTGACGCTGCCCGGCATCATCGGCACCGGGTTCGCCGGACTCGGGTGTACCGCCGCTGGCGCCGCGCTCCTGGCGCTCGGATACGAAGGGAAGAAGTGATGACCTGCGACTGGATGATCAGGGAGGGCTTCATGCATCCCGACGGCATGATCGAGATGCGTTGGACCGGCGAGCGCTGCGGCCAGGCCGCATCCGTCCGGTACCGCCAAAGCGAGAGCGAGACCTGGGGCTACCGGTGCAACGGAATGCACGCGGACGCCCTGGACCGCGATGTGGTGACGGTGGAGGTGCTGGCGCGATGAGCGAGCCCAACGACCCGACCACGATCGACTGGCCCGAGCGCCAGGCGCGCGCCCTGATCCCGTTCAACGTCAGGAGCGGGCGCCCCTTTGTTCCGCTCCCGCTCCATGGCGACGTCGGGACGTTTCCGATTCAGGCGCGCGGCCGGAACGGTCTCCCGCTCTGGGGCGAGAACCCGGAGGCCGCCGCGCTCGTCACGTGCACGTACGCCGGCCGCCGCTGGGTGCTCCTGGCGCAGCGCCCGGACGACGGGACCTGGGCCATGCCGAGCGGGCCGATGAACCCGGACGGCGTCTGGCACTGGGAGGGCGCTCGGGTTTGCAAGGAAAACGCCGAGCTGCACATCGCGCACCCGGTGCGCCGCGGGGCTGACACGGATGAGCCTCGTTGGGTCCCGGACCCGCGCGGGTCGATGGAGGCGTGGGTGGTGCTCGTGGTGACCCGGTTCGACCTGGGCGAGGTCGAGAGCCTGCCCGAGGTACGGGGCGAGTGGGTGGCGCTGGACGAACTGGTCCTGTTGCTCGATCCGATCTTCCCCGCGCACCGCGAGATCCTGGCTGGTGTGCGATGAGCGCGAAGAAGGTCGATCAGATCGCACGCATCCGAGCCCTGGCCGCGGTGAACACGCCGGCCTGGCGCATCGCGGAGGCGGTCGGGATCTCGCAGACCTACCTGTACGAGTACGCGAAGATCCACGGCATCGACGTGACCACGAGACGCCCGGCCACGGGCAGGCTTCCGCGACGCGAGATGTACTGGAAGCGTGCGGAGTCGGAGGAGCTGGACAGGGCGATCCTGGCCGAGAGGAAGAGGCGGACCGTCACGCGTTCACGTGATGCGGAGCTGCGCCGGGCGCGCATACACGGCGTCTGAAGAGACGACGAAGCCCCCGGAGCGTCATCGCCTCGGGGGCTTCGCTGCGAGAGCAGGGGATCATCTGCATCAACGCGAGGACGGGACAGGAACGAACCGGCCTGCGGTACAGGCTACACGGGAACGGCCCGGACCAATGGAGGTCCGGGCCGTTCCCTGTGGGGGCGGGGAGACGAAAGAGCGAGGTCAGCGCGCGAAGCGCGCCTTCGTACGCGGGAGGAAGTACGTGGTGATCCAGCCGGAGGCGAGTCCGACCGCGACGGGCGCGAGCGTCGCGATGAAGGTCGGCATCTCGGAGAAGTCGAGCCTCCCGAGGTAGTCGACGACGGCCAGGCCGGCCGCGGTCACGACGGCGCCGACGACGTGCCCGACCTTCGCGTCCCGGGTGATGCTTCCGGCCCCGGTGCCGTTCGAGGTGGTGTCGGTCATGAGTGATCCCCTTCGGGTGAGCGATTCTCGTCTCTCAATGTACGCCAGTTGCTACCGGGGCACGCAGATCTCGTCGTACAGCGCGCGGTGGTCATCGCGCAACTTCTCCTGCGCCGGGTTCTCCGGCGGGTACACCTCGAAGCGGTCCAGGAAGAGCTGGATGGAGGCGCACGTCCAGGCGCGCGCTTCCTCGTGCCGTTGCGCGCTGGCCGCGTTGTTCCTCCGGGACTGCGCCTCACTCTGGTTGATGGCGATCGACGTGTAGGCGACATTGATCGCCAGCAGGGACACGACGAGGAGCGCGCCGATCACCCGATCGAAGAGACCTAGCCGCTTCACGTCATCCACCACCAGACGCCGGCTCCGACGAGGAGGCAGCCGAAGAGGAGGAGGCTTGCGGCGCAGGCGGCTCCGAGGGCTCGCTCCCACCACGGCCAGGGAGGAGATACTGGATCGCCGCCGGGGCGATGATGAAGACCGCGAGCCCCATGAGCATGACGTCCGGCTTGCGCTCGTGGAACACGCTGGCCCAGCCCTGCGCCATGACGATCGCCCACGCCAGCCCGAACGAAATGACCTTGCCTACCTGTTCCAGACTCCGGCGCCCATGAGTGCTCATGCATGTTCCCGCCTCTCCGGCCAGGATCGCCCTGGTGATCATGATCGTAAGCTCACATTTGATGGGAGTCGATCAGGTGATCAGACGACGGTCACCGTCACCGAGACAGGCGCCTCCGACTCGGCGTCGGGCGCGTCGGCCGCGGTCTTCATCCGGCCCACCGAGATGCCGAACGCCGAGTCGCCCTTCGGGGCGGGCACCGGGACGGGGACCCGGCCGCCGCCCTTGATCTCGACCTTCTCGACGCTCCAGCCGGCGCCGTTGTTGATGGCGACCCGGATCTTCACCGGAGGGTTGTCCTGGCCGGTCATGTCCGCGTGCAGCCCGATGAGCAGGCGCTTGTCCGCGAAGCCCGCCGGGTTCCCGGCCAGGCCGGCCGGCTCGGTCGCGAGGGAGAGCATGTTCGCCCGGTCGATCAGGTTCTCGTTCTCATCGAACGCGAATCCGCGCGGGACCTGGTAGCTGGTCATGTCGATGCCCTTCCGGACGACGGGTGCGGGTGCGGGGTTGACGCGCGCCTTCCAGGCCGCCAGCGGTTCGCCGCGCAGCACGGAGGAGAGACGGGACATTGCGCCGGAGTCCGCGCAGAACTGCCGGATGATCGAGATATGCAGGTGCCAGAGGTGCGAGGAGTCCCGGCCGAAGTCGTCGGACGCGTCAGCGGACAGGCCTCGCGCGCGCCCGCCGGTCAGGACGTAGCAGTAGACGCGGGCGCCGTTGTCGGTGCCAATGAACTCCCGGATGATCGGGACCCCGCCGATGAACAGGCGCTCGTCGCGCGCTTTCGCCGCGGCCTTGAGCCGGTTCGTGTACGTGATCATCCCTGCGGTGGGCATGGACAGGTCGATCGCCGCGGCCTTGTCGCCCGGCCCATTCCGGTCGGCGGCCACCTCGCCCACGGAGTAATCCCTGGCCGAGACTGCCTGCCGGATGTCGTGGTAACCGGTCTTCGCCGCATAGATCCCGCCGAGCTGCACCGACGGCTCGAAGGCGTCGAAGTCGCCCCACAGCCACCAGAGCGCGGCCGAGATCCGCGACGGGTTCGGGTTCACCGCTGCCACGGGCCCATCACCTCCCGGTCGTACGCCAGCACGTCCCAGCGGTCCTCGTTGGCCGCGCGCAGGATCTTCGCCTCGTCCTGAGCCTGGATGTCACCCTCGGCCACGAGGCGGTCCCCGCGCACTCTGTAGAGCAGCACCTCGCCGGCCGGCTTGTTGCCGAGCACCAGGCCGATCGGGAAGCGGCACGGGACGTCCATCCCGTCGAGCGGTCCGCCGACCACACGGATCATCACTGGTCCACCTCCACGACGGCCAGGGCGACCTCCGCCCACTCCGCCGCGAAGTTCGCGGCCGGTATCACCGAGTACCCGCAGATGATGTCCGTCAGGTTCAGGGTGAGCTGGAAACCGAAGCCGTTCTTGATCGTGACGGACACCGAGGATTCCAGGTGCACGGTGAACGGCCCGAACCCGGTCGAGTTCGCCACCTCGCAGACCTCGGCGGAGTTGGTGCCGTCGTACTGCGTGAACTTGTTCGCGGGGACCGCGTACCTGATCGCCATGCTTCCTCCTATGCGGATACGACAACGCTGACCTGGGCATTCGACAGCACCGAGAGTCCTGAGTTCTTCACCCTGACCCGGATCACGGTGTGCGCCGGGGTGATCACGCCGTTGGCCAGGGTCATCGGCACCAGCGGAGTCAGCACCGTCGGTGTGGCCGCGATCGACACCGTGCCCAGGTTGATGCCGCTGGTGCCGATGACCTTCGCGACCGGGACGAGGCCGGTTAGCTTCGTCGTGGGGACGCTCGGGAATACCTGTACGTCAACGTTGACGGTAGCGCCGATCCCGATGGTGGACGCGGCCAGGCCGAGACCGGCCCCGAAGTACGGGGTCGATTCGATACCGAGCAGCGGGACGGCGTCCGGCGCGCGTACGAAGCGCGCCTCGTACGAGGCCGTCGTCACGGTCGCGATGACCCCGGACGTCTGGTCCATGATGACCCAAGGCCGGTCGGGGAACACCGTGCGCCGGCCGAAGATCACCCCGTCGAGGGTGGACTGGAGCACCAACCGATCCGCGTTCTCCTCGATGACCGCGTACGTGCCCTTGTCCGCGTCGAGGCTGGTGTAGAAGTCGGCGATCTCGGCACCGTTGGACCCGGTCCACTGAAGCGCGTGGATGCGCCGGAAGACGAACTGCCCCGGCATGACCGGAACTGCGAGCGCCTCTTCCATCACAGCACCCGCGGCCGGAGGTACTTGACCACGAGCATCGTGTTACCGGTGTTCGTGGTGGTGCCGTCGCCGGTGATGTTCAGCGCGCCGCCGGAGTTCTGGAAGACGAACAGCTCGACGTAGTCCGTCGTGCCGTTGAGATTCAGGTGCGCGGTGACCGACGGCAGCGTCGCGTTGGCGCCGGCCGGGAGACCGGACGCGGTGTACACGCCGGCCTCGGGCGCCTGCCTCACCCCGTTCAGCCCGATCGTGTGCGTCCGGAAGCCGGTCGTGTTCGGGGCGAACGTCGTGTACCCGGTGATCTCGTACAGCCCGGCCAGGGGCGGAATGACCCGGGTGTTGTTGACCGTGGTCGAGTGCATCCCGGCGTGACTCTTCATCGCTTCGCTGCCGGAACCGAATGGCACGCTCACCGCGTTGCTGCTGTTCGCCACCCCGAACGCGGACGGCAGGATGAGCTTGCAGAACGGATACGCGATCAGCGTCTCCAGGCTGTTCGCCGTCGCGAGCATGTCCCCGGGCACGTCCGGATCGTCGGTCACGGTGGGGTAGTAGATCCCCGATGAAGTCGTCGCCATTAAGGCCTCCGCCAATTTATGGTGAGAGTGAAGGCTGCCGACCAGCTCCCCCGGCCAGCCATGCGCAGGTAGGGCGACCCGCTGCCGGTGAAGAAGGCGAGCCCGCCCGCGGTGCCGTCGACCATGGCCTGCGCCCAGGACACCGGGACCGGGAAGCGGTCCTCCTGCGCGCCCTGGACCAGCGAGGGCCCGGAGGTCGAGCTGGTGAGGGTGGGCGCCCCTCCTGGCCGGGTGGCGTTCGTCATCAGGCGCATCGTCGCGGTGCCCGGCGGATACGAGCCGGTCTGGAGCATCCGGACCCGGAAGGTCGCGCCGGTCACGGTGGCGCCGGCCAGGCTACGAGGCTTCGTGCCGTAGAACGCGGCACCGGTGTGGTTGCCCCACCCGCCGTACTGCCCCTGGTAGACGTCGTCGTCGTCGGTGCGCCAGCCCGTGGCCGTGCCCGTGCGGTAGGAGCGCGTCTCGACCGGGGTCACGGTGAGCGTGCCGGTGGACACGGTCGGGGGCGGGCCGGTCGCGGTGTCGGAGGGCGGCGCGCCCGCGGTCACGTCCACAGCGTCCACTGCGTACCACAACGTTCCGACCTTCTCGATCATCACGACGTCGTTGACGGCCGGCGTCAGGCCGCGCGCCGCCTGGACGGTGACCACCTGGCCGTTGACGTTGGCCTGGAAGGAGCCGGCGCTCTTGGTGCTCGTCGCCGTAGCGATGATCATGATGACACCGTCCTCACGTCGAGCACCATCGGTCCCGGCCCGTAGGGCAACCGCAGACCGTCGATCTCGGCCAGGCCGGAGTACTCGGCGCAGTCCAGTGTGAGCAGGTCACCAACCTGAAGGCGCGGGTCCGGAACCATCTCCACCTCGAACTGCCGGGACGTCTCCCGCTGCAACCGCTTCAGGATCGTCTCCGCGCTCTGGCGCGCCTGGTCCACCGTCGTGAGCAGCGGGGACTGGAAGAAGTACGGGACGGGCAGCGGGTTGAACGGGCCACCGTACGCCTTCGGCCCGCCGCTCGTGTCGAAGGCGACCGCCTGCAACTGCGCCCCGGTGCTGGTCTGGCCGCGCGCGACGACGGCGTTGTACGCGCCCTCGCGCGTCGAGGTGCCGGTGACCTCGACGATTCCGGAGGAGATCGTCAGCACGGGGGTGCGGGCGGCCGTCGTGGAGTAGACGTACAGGTAGCCCTCGGAGGTCATGACGAAGTCGGCGGGCCAGGCGTCACAGAGTTCGGCGAGCCCGCCGATCCGGTTCTCATCGAAGTTCATGCCGCTCGGCACGTTCCGGTTGACCAGCGCGGGATCGAAGACGACGGAAACGGCCGGCTCCACCAGCGCGCGGATGGCCGTGGCCAGGTCTCCGGACGGCTGATACGGGCTGATCAGGCGCGCCTCCTCCACCAGGTAGAGCAGGCCGCCGCACGTCACTTGCACGCTGTCGCCGTCGGTGTCCGTGTCGACGATGACGAACTCGCCCCGGTTGAACCATTCGACCACGCCCGAGTTCAACCCGATCCCCAGCTCCACCCTCATCCGCTGCCCGCCCGCGGCCAGGGGATGCAGCTCGGAGTCCGGCGCCCACGACGTGCCCCGGTAGCGCAGCGGGACGGTCAGCTCGACGCGCTCCGCGACCGCGCTGGAACGGTCGGCGCTCTCGTTCCCGGAGTCGACCGGGATGTCCGTGGCGAGCAGCGTGTCCCCGAGCCACGAGGAGTATCTGGCGTAGTACGTGTACGACCTGCCGAGCGCGGAGACGGCTGCCGCCGAGAGAGTCGTGATCACAGGAACTCGCCCTGCCTGAGCGCCAGGTAGGTCGCGTAGTCCGCGGAGACCTGCGCGTAGGTCAGGCCCGCGTACGAGGCGGTCATGTCCCCGTAGGTGTAACCCCTGGCCGCGAGTTCCGGCGCCCAGGACTCCGTCTCCACCACGTCGAGCACCCACAGCCGCCGGTCGTCAGCGCCGTCGAATTGGTCGAAACGCTGCTCGTCCACGGAGAGCACCGCGACGTAGGAGTCGATACCGGAGACGCCGGTGCCCTGCCTGATCTGCACGACACCCTCGGTGGCGTCGGCGAGCACGGTGGCCAGGTTGGCGCCGCTGCTCTCCGTCTCGGTATACAGGGTGACGGTGGAGGTGGGCTGGCCGAGCGCCCCCGACACGACGACGTTCTTCCCCTCGCGCGTGGCGAAGACGGTGGACCGGCGCTCCCGGCGCTTGCTCGGCCAGTCCTGGACGTAGACCTCGGCCGCGAGTCCGGAGATGGCGTCGGTGACCGCGTTGAGTCCGCCGGTCAGCGTGTATGTGACGTCCGAGGTGGAGTAGCTGACCTGCGAGTTCACGTCGGCCTCGTAGTGGACCGGAACGCCGAACGGGATCTCCGCGTCCACGACGACGAACGCGGAGTCGGTTGTCGTCGTCGAGCCGGCGCGGACCCCGGTGCGCTGACCGCCGACCACCCGGTAGATATCGACCACGTCCCCGACCGCGACGCCGGAGAGGGTGACGAGCACCCTGGGCGGCCACGAGTCCTGCTGGTCGGCGGTCAGGACCGCTTTCTGCCTGATGCCGAGCACGATCGCCCGGGAGATCGCCGCGGCGCCGCCGGTCGCGGTCAGCGTTCCGGCGGTGATGTCGACCTCGGCGGTCTGGATCGAGTAGCGCAGCACCTGGGACGCGTCGTCGCCGGTCGTCGTGGAGACGATCCCGGCGCCGGTGAAGCCCGCCGGGGTGCTGTACGTGCTGGCGTCGTCCTGCTTCCAGCCGACCAGGAGCACGGCCTGGCCCGGGCCGGTGACGTTGAGCGCCGGATAGGCGATGTCCTGGGCGGACGCGTTGAGCTGACCGGCCGCGTAGATCGTCGACATGGTCAGCTCCGCGCCGCGGAGCGCCACGATCTGGCCGATCGTGTCGGCGTTCAGCACCCCGCCGGTGAACGAGACGGTCGGCGCGGTGTCGCCGGTGGTGTAGTACCTGCCGAACACGGCCACGTTGTTCGAGCCGGTCAGCCGGAACCAGCCGGGCACGTCATTGACCGTTCCGACGCCCGAGTTCCGGATCGAGGCCACGAGGATCATCAGGTCCAGGGTGGCCAGGCCCGCGGGCAGGCCGGGCGAGACCGACGCGTTGACCGCGCTCGCGGTGGTGCCGGCGCCGACGTAGGTGATCGTCATCGCTTCGTCCGCTTCTCGCGCCAGGCGACGCGCTTGTCGAGCGTCGTGGCGACCGTCGTCACCGCAGGCGCGATCTGCCTGCCGTCCAGCTGCACCCGCACCTCCGAGGCCAGGTTGATCGGACCGGACCGCACCCGCGCGCCCGCCAGCGCGCCGGCCCTGCCGCCGCGGATCGACGCGAACGACGCGCTCGCGTCCTCGTAGGCGCCAGCCGCGTCCGCCATCATCGACTGCTTGGCCAGGGAGCGCGCGACCTCCGCGACGTTGCTCGACCCGGTCACCCGCACCGCGATGTTGATGGCAGCCGGGACGCTGCCGGCTGCCGCCTTGACGTACTCCAGCTCCCGTGCGGCCTGCGCGGCGCCGGACAGGGTCAGCTTCGTGTCCACCGTCTTCGGGAAGAGTCCGTACCTGGCCGCGAGATCGATAGCCTGCTGTTCGCTCATGCCCATCGCGCGCGCCTGCTCGATGAAGGACAGGCGCAGCTCGTTGCTCTTGGCGTTGACCTGATCGGCGCTCGCACCGGTCGCCGCCATCTTCTCCAGGTGCTGGCCGATCTCGGTGTTCAGCGCGAGCAGCGATGAGCGCTCCGCGTCGGTGACCCTCCCGCCTTCCTCGCGCACCTGCTTGGTCGCGGCCAGGGCGGCGTTCAGGGCGATCTGCGACTGGTCGAGGGAGGCGTTGGCACTGGCGAGCGCGGAGGTGGCCCCGACGAGCGCCTGCATCGAGGTGGCCGCGCCGGACGCGCTCGTGCCGGTCTCGGTCAGCGCGGGGATCAGCGCGCCCAGTCCGTCAGCGGCGTTCCGCGCGTCCGGGCCGACCTTCTTGACCTTGGCGCTGTCGTCGCCGAGCAGCCCCCCGAGCGTGCGGATCGCCCCCCACGTCGCGGTCAGGGCGTAGACGAAGTCGCCGATCATACGGATGGCGCCGGAGATGATGGAGAACAGCACGCGCAGGGCGGACGCGGCGTTCTCGCTCTGGCCGGACATGACCGTGAAGACGTCACCGATCGCCTGCCCGACCTGACGCACGCCGTCGCCGATCGCCGCGATGACCGGACCGGCCTTGATGGTCGCCGTCACCAGGCCCCGGGTGATCGCCTCGCCCGCGTCGAGCAGCGCGTCGGTGAGCGGCTCGACGAAGCGGGAGGCAGCCTGGAACCCGCGGCCGATGAGGGGCAGCAGCGCGTTGAAGCGGTCGGAGATCTTGCCGAGCGACGCGAGCACCGGCTCCAGGAAAACACCGCCCTGCTGGTTCAGCCCGGTCATGATCCTCTGGCCGAGTGACTGCGCGGCCGTCTGGACTCTGGCGTCTCTCGCGGCCAGGAGGACACCGCCGATGATGCCGGTTCCCGCGGCGCCCCCGACGACGGCGCCCGCCAGGCCGGCCCCGAGCAGCGGGGCGAGGGTGGCCACGGCGCCGATGACGACGGCGCCGAGTGCGGCCTGGATCTGCGGGGAGGCGTTCTGCACGGAATTGCCGATGGCGTCGCCGAGCTTGCCGCCGACAAGGGTGCCGATCTTCGCCACCCCGACGCCGATCTGCCGGGACGCGTTCTGGAGCCCGTCACCGATACGCCCGCCGAGATTGCGACCCGCCCTGTCCCCGGCGCGCTTGCTCTCGTTGTCGACGTCGTCGCCGAACTTCTTGACCCTGCGCGAGGCGGAGTCGAGGCCGGCTGCGGTCTTGTCGTTGACGATGACGTCGGCCTCGACGGTCCTGTCAGCCACGGATCGTCTCCAATGCCTTGTCGAGCGCGGCCAGGCAGGCGGCCCGCCACTGGTCGAATTCGACCGCGGGCGCGGTGAAGAAGCCCTCGGTCACCCGCTGCGTGTGCCATTGACCCCGGCCCCGCCTGCCCCACGACGGGTGCCGGACGCGCCCGCGGTCGAGCGCGCGCAGGTCGGACACGCCGCCCTGAGAGTTCCGGTTGCCCTTGAGGGTGACGCGCACCCGTGATCCGCCGATCTCGACTTTCGCGGTGATCCGGGTGCCGGCAGCCCAGCGGTTCAGTCCGCCCGTCCTCGGCAGCGTGGTCAGCGCCCGGCGCTTGATCTTCTTGCGGACCGCAGGGATCGGCTTGCGCATCTCGGAGCGCAGCTGCTTGACCAGCTCCTTGCGCTCCGGGAACGCCTTGAGTTCGCGCGCGAACTGCTCGATCGACACCGCCATGCCGCCCCCCTTCAGTCGTACTCCACCACGCCTATCGGCCTCGCCGGCTTGCTCGCCTCGTACTGCTGGATCAGGATGTCCTCGATCGTGGCCACGTCCCTCGGCCCCCCGAAGTCGGGGACGAGCGCGCGAGGATCGATCTTCGCGGCCAGGGCTAGTTCGATGAGGTCTCGCCGGACGTATCCGGCTCCGTAGGGTCCGCGATCTCGATGGGCTCCACCCTGTCCACCACCTCCTTGCAGGCGTCATCGAACGAGGCCCATCCGGTGCGCTTGTCGATCTCACCGATCCGGCGCAGCGCGTGCCAGGCCGCGTACCGGTAGAAGTTGACCTCGGACTTCTGCATCACCAGCGAGAACGAGCAGCCGAACGGCTCCCGTTCCCACGCGGCGATGTCCCGCTGCTCGATGACCACGTCGTGCTCGGTGCCGTCGTCCATCGCGACGTGCACCGGGAAGCTCATTCCGGGCATGCGATCCCTCTGTTCTCGTTGTTACCGCTGATCAGGTGCTCTGCGTGAAGGTCGGCTGACCGTCGACCGGTATGGTCACGGAGAACGAACGCCACGAACCCTGCTCGCCGCCGAACTCGATCGGGGTCGGGACGACGGTCGCGGTGACCTTGTCCTGGCCGGTCCCGACGCGCGGCTGGAAGACGACGTCGACCTTCGTGCCGGACGCGGCACGGAGCGCGGCGCCGAGCGAGCCGGAGCCGTTGTCCTGGATGCCGCCGAGTTCCAGGCTCCAGATGGTGGTGGAGATGTCCGTGGCCGTCGAGGTCGGGGACAGCACCGGCATCTGCTCGATCGGCGTATCCGGGGTGAACCGCACCAGGTTGACCTGGTTGGTGTAGTCGACCGAGTTGAAGGTGAAAAGCGAGTCGCGCATGACGTGCGCGCGCAAGTAGACGGCCATCAAGCCCTCCCTGTCCTGGCCGCGGCGAAGGCGGCTCGTTTGACCACTGACACTTCGAGCAGGCGTGCCTTCAGGATCAGGCGCACCCCGCGCTCACGTCGCTCCTCGATCACGTCGAATCTGACCGAGAGCGGAACGCCGTCCGGAACCGGCTCCCAGGACCACCCGTCCACCCACACCGCGCCCCTGCGCTGCTGCGCGCGCAGGATGCGACCGAGGATCTGCGCGTTGTCGTGATCCCGGAGCAGCCGGATCGCCCCGCCCATGACCAGCGACCTCGACGCGAACCGCCAGAAGTGCATGTCGCGCCGCGTCGTCACGTCGTACGGGGCGGCGAGTCCTGAGAGGGGGTGGCGACTCATCCGTACGCCCTGACGGTCAGCTCCAGGAGCAGATAGTCGGCGCCGGCGTACTCCTGCGTGCCGGGCGCGCGCATGCCGGTGACGAAGGCGTCACTCACGTTCCCGTCGAGCGTCGGGTCGAGGTACACCGCGGTGCGGGCGCTGGCCGCGTACCCCTGAACCGTCGTCTGGCCGGACTGATCGTCGGAGCGCTGTACCAGCAGCCAGACCGTGAAGATGACGGGCGCGCCGTCCCCGCCGAGCATGACCTGATCGCCGTCGAAATCGATCTCCCACTCTTTCGGGAAGACCGCGGGGGCGACGACCGACGACGGGTTCCAGGAGAAGGCGGTCAGCTCCGGGTCGATGCTCGCGATCTGCTCGGCCAGGGCAAGCCCCGCTGCGGTGATGTCCATCAGGCCTTCACCCGCTCACAGATGATCAATTCTTCACGATCTTCCACCTTCACGTAGGGGTGGCTCGGATCACCGGCGAGAAGGAAGGTCCCGTCCGGTCCAAACTCCGCGAGAGGCAGATGTGCGTCAGGGGTGCCGATCATCCCGTAAAGCTCGGAGGACAGGGCGATCCGGTCGTCAGCCCGACGCACAACGGGCCGTCCGTCCTCAATCACCACCAGGGCCTCGCCGAAGTCGTCCATCAGGCCACCCCCGGCAGCACGTACGGCTCGATGAGCGCCTGGACGTCCGGATCGACGCGGGAGACGCGCACGGCGCCCCACTCCGCGGACCCGGTCATGCCTTCGGGGGAATCCTTGCGCTTGAACAGACGGGCCGCCTGGAGCAGCGTCGCCTGCTTGATGGCGTCCGGGACGGCCGGCCAACCCCACCTGGCCGTGATGCTCACCGTGTCGACCGGCCAGACAGCATCCGAGTAGAGACGGGTGATCACGGGCTGATCGTCGGCCCCGAGGTCGGTGGTCACGGTGTACCCGGAGACGACGAGGCCCGCCGTCTCCGCGATGTCCGGGACGAGCAGGACGTAGACGCCGCCCTCGCGCAAGGTGTTGCCGCGGGTGCGGATGACGCGCGTGGTCGCGGACGCGTCGAGGTAGAAACGCCGGCCGGTCGCGGAGTCGATGCTGCGCGACGCGGCACCGAGCGCGATGGTGAGAAGGGAGTCGCGCGCGCTGTCCGTGATCTTGATGAACGACTTCAGCTCAGCGAGGCTCGCGTACTCGTTCGCCACGACTCCCCTCCTCTCAGCTCTTGTTCGCGAGCTTCGGCGTGTTCGCCTTCGTCAGGCCCTGCGCCTTCTGCGAGGACTTCACGGTCGGCGCTGATCCGGCGGCCTTCCACTCGCCCTCCTCTGAGGGGATGTGGTCCTGCGGCTGATCGGTGCGCGCGTCCTCGGTCAGGCCGGAGGTGCCGCGCGCCGGCTCCGGGTCCTCGGGCGCGCGCGAGCGCCGGACCACGGTCCCGTCGTCGAGCGTGATCTCGTCACGCCCGCCCCCGTACTTCTTCCACAGCGCGTCGTACTCGGCGTTGTGTGCCTCCGGTGCCGGGTCGAGGTGCCCGCCCTTCTCGAACCACCGGATGAAGGACATCGTCGGGGCGTCCGTGCGCTCGTGCACGTCCGGCTCCGGGTGGCCGTACTTCTTGCGGGTGGCTGCGGCGTCGTCGATGACGCCCTGTACTGCGGCCTGCGCGGCACGGTCGTGCTCGTCGCGCTCCCGCTTCTCCTGTTCCACCGGGCGCTGCTCCTGCTCCCGCTTGCCGTCGATGTTGTCGCTCACGAGGTCGTCTCCTTCGCGTTCGCGCTGATCACATTCTTGATCAGCTCCACGTCTTTCTGGAAGCCTTCCCCGTCACGCCATCCACGGAACGCCTCGAAGTCCCGCTTGTACTGCTCGCGCGAGTTGACCCGCTCGTAGCCGGCGTCCCACGCGCCGCGTCCGGCGACCGGGTGTGCGTGCTCGATCTTGATCTCCGGGAGGTATCGGAGGACGCCCAGCTCCCGCCCGAGTTCCATGACCGAGTTGTCGCAGTACATGTGCTCCACCGGTGCCGGCACCATGCGCCCGAGCACCCGCACGATGTCCGCCGTCATCGCCCACTGCGTGCACAGCTTCGCGCCCTGGACGAGATCGTTGCCGTAGACGATCCCGGTGCCCAGCTCCGCGAGCGCATCGCAGTACGCCTGCGCCCACCCGTCCGTACGCGGCACATGGTCGTCCCCCATGAAGGCGAGGTACTTCCAGGGCGTGTTCACCAGCATCCCGGAAGCGACCCAGTCCAGCTTGTGCACCATCGGCTGCCACTTCGGGGACTCCGTGACCAGCACCCCGTCCGCGAGCGCGCCGTAGTACCGGGCGCGCTCCGGATCGTCGGCGTCGATGGCGAGCAGCAGGCGCGCGCACGCGAAAGCGCCCGTCGAGGCCCACGCGTTCACCACCCTGGCCGCGTTGTGCGGACGGCCGCGGGTCGGCACGATGACGAGCAGCTCCGGCTCACGAGACTCGGACATACGCCTCGTCCCCGTAGCTGTGATCGCCGTGCGTCCAGCGCTGCACGGGAGCGAAGCCCTGCGCGGCCAGATAGGAGCGCACGGCGCTCGTCGGAGCCGCGTGCGCCCCGGCGTCATCGGTCTCCACCACGATCAGGTCGAATCCTCCGAGCACGCCGGAGAACAGCACGTCCAGCTCATCGCCGCTGGTGTCGACCACCAGCACGTTCGTCTCGATCGGCACCTTCCCGCGCACGACGTCGAGCGTGGTGGCGTACACCCACGCGTCCGCGTACGTCGTGCGGAAGGCGGAAGGCGCCGGCGCGAGACGGGACTGATGCGTGTTCGCCTTCCGGCCCCATGCGCGCATCCCCGGCCGGCCCGAGGTCACGGCCAGGGCGAGCACCTCGATGTCCGGGAAGCTGCCCTGAAGCTGCATCGCGACACGATGGTCAGGCTCGACGAGCGTGACATGAGCGAATCCGCACTCACGGTAGGTCGGCACCTCCTCCCCGAAGTGCGCGCCGATGTGCAGCACGCCGCGCGCGTCGATCCGCTGCTCCGCGAGGAACGCCGGGAGCCAGCGGAGGTCACCCTGGCCGCGGAACACCTCGGGCTCACGGCTCATGTCGATGCTCCCCACGCCAGAAGTCGCGAGACCGTGGCGTCAGGAGAGGCCCCATCCCAAGCGGGGGCATGATCCAGAGTTCGAGCATGAGGGAATTCATCCCAGTGCTTGTTCGAGTAGTGGTAAGTGATCGTCCCGTTCGGCAGGTCGATACCGACGATGAAATACCCCTCGAAGATGGGGTCACCGTCTGGATGATGCGCCCTGGATCGCCAGGACATATCGGGGCCGAGAGCGCGAACGAGAGCCGACGTCAGTGCGCATCGGTGCGCGTACAGCTCATCGAAGGTGTGGTATCCGTCTGAAGTAGATCCTGAAATCTCATTCACCCGGATCACCGCCCAGGTCGGGGACGTCCGCACGCTCCGGCATGACGTAGTCCATCTCGCCGGCCCAGATCTGCTTGTGGTGCGTGGTCTTGACCCCGGTGTGCACGAAGACGGGGATCGAGAGCTGGCCGGCGCGCGCGCAGAACGACAAGTCCTCGGAGAGGTGGGAGCCGTTCTCGTAGCGGCTCATCGTCCACCAGTCGTCACCGAACTTCTCGCGCATCGTCTCCAGCGCGGACCGGTGGATGAGCAGGAAGGCGGCGCCGGTCCCGGCGACCTGGAGCACCTCGCCCGGGGTGTAGTACGGCCAGTTCTTGAAACCGGCCTGCCCCTCATCGTTCTTCGCGAACATGAACAGCGTCGGCCTGATTCCGGTCCGCGCGCCCCCGAAGCCGTCATAGGCGACGGCGCGCACGGAGAAGCACAGCCCGCCGACTATCGGGCGCTGATCCGGGTCCGCGGCGTCGATGAGCGCCTCCACGGAGTCGGGCATGAAGCCCATATCCGTGTCGATCCACATCAGCCACTCGTGGTCCGTCTCGTCCAGGAACTTCGCGGTACCGAAGTTCCGGTTGCCGGGGACGTCCACCGTACCGGTCATGATCGAGAACGGGCCTTCGGTGCTGACGACGCGCTGCTCGTTCGCCGCGTCGAAGGCCACCATGCGCATCATCGACTCGTGGAAGTTGTGCCCGACCTTCCCCGAGTGGAGGTAGGCGAGCTGCACGCGCCCGTTCGCCCGCGGGTCAGTCGTCGTCACTTCGGGCCGTGCCCGAGACGCGTCCGGCGCTCACCGGGAGCGCGCGTCCCCCGCTCGATCGGGGGCTCCTCGCCCTTGCCGGCCAGAGCGGGCGCCTTGATCTCGGGGGAGGCGTCGCGCAGCTCGAAGAGGTCGGGACGCGCGGCGAGAAGCGGGTGCTCCTCGGAGATCGTCTGGCCTTTGCGGAGGACCTGACGCCCCCCCGCCCACTTCACGACACCCTCGAACGTCGAATGCCACTGCTTGCCTTGCTGCTTGTCGGTCATGCCCTTCTCCTATCCACCGTAGAGAGAAATGCCGCCCGGCCAGGAGAGGAGCGGTGGACTGCCTCTCCTGGCCGGAGTCATCAGGCGCTCCGGTTGCTCAGGTACCGGAAAGCGTTCGGAACCAGCAGGCCGCCGCCGACCCTCGCGTACGCGAACCATCCTCTTTGACCTGTGGGCCGCCGCGCCGAAGCGCCGAACAGGTGAGGCACCAGCTCGACGGTCATGCCGGCGCGCTGGGCCACGAGGTAGTGCCGGAAGTCGCCGATCACGAGCAGCACCTGCGTACCGGTGCCGGTCGGGTCGTCCGCCATGTAGTCGTTCAGCCCGTACTCACGGCCGAACAGGCGCGGGATGGCCTCCTCGGTCATGTTGATCGTGAAGTTCGGGTCGAGCGTGCCGAGCTGGCGGATCGAGTTCTGCACGTCCGTCGAGGACATCCAGCCGCCGGAGTTGAGCGAGCTGCGGCGGAAGCGCTGCGGGAGCGAGTCCCAGAGCGCGTAGACGTCCGCGGTGCTGATCGTGCCCGCGGTCGTCACCTCACGGCGCGCGGTGGCGAAGTTCGCGGCCAGGGAGGTCACCAGGCCGTCGGGCTCGTTGGAGCCGTTGGTGCCGGACGTCAGCTTCTCCGCGAGCAGCTCGTCATAGCCCTCGCGCAGCATCGCGGACATCGACTCCGCGAAGCCGGGCCAGTCCATCCCGACCTCGATCGAGAACGGGATGAAGCCCTGCGCCTTACGGGTATCGATCTCCGGCTGAGCGACGGTCGGGGAGTCGTCGGAGACCTCGGTCGCCTCCGCATCGAACGACCACGTCACGCCGGCCGACGTCAGGCCGCGCCAGGTGTCGTTGGTGATCGTCTCGACGCGCGCCTTCTGAAGGATCGGGTTGTCCGAGCCCTGCGCGGTCATGATGACGGTCGGGTCGATGAGGACCGGGACGGCGAAGCCGCCCGCACTCGGGGTGCCGATGGACATCGCGCGCTTGAGCAGACGCACCTGCTCCATCGCGTCCTGCTCCCGCTGCGAGAACGTCGGGCTCGTGGAGACCGAGGCCTTCTGGAACGCCGACCGGTAGTGCGGGTTCTCCGTGGCGAGCATGTACTGGCCGAAGGTGTGGCCGTCCATGTCCGGGCCGATGGTCCGCAGCAGCTTGGAGACCTTCTCCTTCTGCTCCGGCTCCAGGTGCCGGCCGCCGTCGTCGGAGTCGAGCACGCTCATCGCGCGGGACATGGTCGCCTGCGAGCCGAGCGTGCGCACGTCGGTGTCGAACGGGTCCGACTTCACGCCGACCTTCTGCGACTGCCAGCGGGCGCGGGACTCATTGACCCGCTTCTGCCGCTCCTCGCGGGACTCGGCCTCCGCGATGAGGGGCTTGAGGCGCTCCTCCTCCGCGTCCATCTCGTCCCAGATCTGCTGCGCGGCCTCGTCGAGTGCGTCGTCTCCGGCCTCGTCGTGGATGCGCTTGCGCTCCTCGGTGATCTTCTCGATCCGGGAGCGCATCTCCTTCAGGTTCACCTGATCATTCCTTCCGCTTCAGCAGGCGTGCGCGCCGTTCGGCGCTGCTCAGTCCCTGCCGAGTGGCGGAAGTCGCCGGGTCAGCCGGTGATGCCGGCGCGGGTTCGGGGCTGACCGGAGTGCGCCGGAGCGCGGGTCCGTCTCCCCGAAGTGCGCGGAGCGAGGCGACCCGGGAAGGATCACGACGCTGTAGGCCTTCATAGTACGCATCGGTACCGCTCAGGCACCTCATCCCCGCGGACGCCGCCGGATTGGCCGGCCAGGTGACGGGCCCCGCCTCGAGAACGCGCACCTCCTTGAGCGTGCGCTCCGGGAGTCCCTCCGGGTTCCAGTCCGAGCGCTCCGGCTCCTCGTTCCACTCCTCGCGGATCGTCTGGAACATGAAGCTACTCCGGTAGGCGCCGGAGCGCAGGCCGGGCAGCAGGTCCCGGTTGTACGAGGTGTCCCAGAGGCGCACCAGCGAGACGGGGGAGTCGCCCTCCTCGTTGAGGCTCTCGACGTCCCCGAGCAGCTTGTCCCCGATATACAGGTCGCCACCGTGGTTGAACAGGGTCTTGAACTCGCTGATCTTCGCGGCGCGGTACGCGTTGAACGAGCGCTTGAAGGCACCGGGGACCGTGCGCTCCAGGAACGTCCCCTCCCAGAACGAGTCGATCCGGTACCAGGTGTTGAACGGGGAGAACCGGACCTCCATCAGGCCGAGCCCCTCGTCCGCCCTGCCCTCCTCGTCCTCGCCCGCGCGCAGCTTGATGGGGGCCCGGACGTCCCGGACCACGGTGAGATCACTCAGTACCAGGGACATCCGTCCCTCCTCTCGGGACATCGGGCTGTTGCGGCTCGTCGAGTGCGGGATCGGGGGGCAGGCCCTCCTTCGGGCGGACCTCGGACGGCTTCATCCAGGGCACTCCGGCCAGAGCGAGGCCATAGGACTCGTAGCGGTCCTTCGTCAACGTCTCCAGCAGCGCGTCCCGGTCGATGCGCGGGACGAGGCCGGGCGGGAGCATCGCGGCGTAGACGCGCTCGACCGCGCGAATCCACCGGTTCAGGGTGAGCGTCGAGAAGTCCGCCATCCGGTCCAAGCGGTTGGAGTACGTCAGGTTCCCGCCCGTGTCGTATCCGAGCAGCTCGGCGACGCCGGGCCCGACGATCCTGGCCGCCTGCGCCTCCGAGAACTGCTGAGTCTGGAGGAACTGGGACTCCTCGGGGGCGATCTGTACCTGGTCGAGCTTCCAGCCGCGGTCGAGCACGACAGGCTCGCGCTTGCCGCGGATCGCCGCCATGAACCTGTCCTTCACGGTCTGCGCCATCGCGGCGGTCAGCGTCCGCTCTTCGTTGTGCAGCACGGTCGCCGGCACCGCGCCCTCCTCGAACCACTGCACACCGAAGCGCGTCGTCGCGATCGAGAGGCGGAACGTGTTCGCGTGCTGCTGGATCGGGCTGAGACCGAGGACGTTGCCGGGATACGGGTAGCTGCGGGTGTGCCACATCTGCGGCACCTCCTGGCCGCGGACGTACCAGCGCACCCGGCCCTCGTCGTCGATCTGTGGCCGGGGAAGGTCGGGGTGCAGCAGCTCGACCTGCGTCGGGCGGTTGGTCGCCCGGTCGCGCTCCAACACGTTGCCGTAGGCGTTGCCGGTGGTCGCCCGGCTCACCACGTACTGGTACGTCCAGTCCTCCCGGCCGTACCCCTCGCCTCCGGGGTCTTCCAGGTAGTCCGGGATGGGGGCGGTGCGCGCGCCGACGCCGTCACCGCGGTAGATGACCAGCGGAAGCTCCGAGGTGAGCGACGCCACCAGGCTGACGCCGGTGTGGTAGGCGACGTCCTGAAGCGGGGCCTCCGCGAAGGACAGGTCGATGTCCGCGTAGCTGCCCGCGAACGTCTTCGCCATCTGGCCGATGTCCGCCAGGTTGTAGCGCTGCTCCGTCCCGGCCGGGCGCGCGGCGCGCTGCTCGCGGAAGAACAGGGTCATTTCGCCTCCCGAGCCGCGATGAGCAGGAAGAATCCGGCCAGGAGAGGGGCCGCGGGCAGGTAGATGAGCCCCGCTCCGGTGACCATGAGCGCGGCTCCCGCGATTCCGAGGGCGGTTTTCAAAAGACCCCGATTCCATCGCCTGCTGGCCGCACCTTATCAGCGAAGATCACATGACCCCAGTGCGCAAGCGTCACGGCCTGAAGCGGGCCGGCGTCGTGATCGCCCTTCTCCTGCCACGTCCGGCCGCCCCCGAGAGGCCGCATCTCCGCATGCGCGAGCGCCACGTTGACCGGGGCGTCGTCGGTGTGCAGAAGGTCGCCTTCCGGGCGGAGCGCCGCGTCGAGGAGCAGCCCGTGCGCGATGGCGACGTCGTTCGCCCACGGCGCCACGACGTCGCCCTGTACCGGCTCGTCGCGGTCCTCGATCCGCGGCCAGACAGGCGAGCCGTACTCATCCTTCTCCGGGAGCGCCTCGTAGACCGTCCCGGTCGGGCCCTTGTCCTGGACCACGATGAGCAGCGGGTTGTACTCGCGCCGCAGGTAGTCCAGGCGGTCCGGCACCCATGCGGTACCCGCGCGGTGCTCGATCACGGTCACGACGCGCTTGCCGTCGCGCTGACCGCACGCCGCGATCGTCGTCATCGACCGGTCATAGGACACCTGGACGGAGAAGACCAAGCGCTCGCGCGGCACCTCCGCGGTCCGCCGGGACAGCCACTGCCGCTCGGAGACGATCAGCCACGTCGGCTTCAGGTCCGGGACGCGCTGGCACAGGCACTCGGTGCGGAACACCGGCTCCGGGTCACTGTTGGCCGCGCTGAGCAGCGCTTCCTCGGTCAGCAGGCCGTAACCGAGCGCCGGGTTGGCCTGCGCCCACGCCTTCCGGTCGAGCAGCTTGCACCACTCCGCGTGCGGCTTCGTCCCGCCGCAGGTGCACCGGATGTAGGTGTCCGGGTCCTCCGGGTCGTCGGGCGCGCTCCAGGAGAAGTAGCCGAAGCTCGGATCGGCATTCGAGCGGCCGGTCTTCTGGAGTTCGTTCAGCACGACAGAGCGCTCGTCGCCCGCGTTCGTGTATGCCCAGATCTGGGCGTTCGGGCGCGCCATCGTCGTCTTCGAGGTGGCCGCCCATGGCCCCCAGTGCAGATGCTCACGCAGCTCGTCGAAGTTCACGTCATCGCCGGAGGCGCCACGGCCGCCGGCCCGGTTCGCCGCGACGGGTTTCCAGCGCGCGCCGGAGACCAGCTCGAACTCCTTCTTCCCGTTCGTCCTGCTCACGCGCACGATCTTCGAGGCGAGCGCCGGAGTCGACTCGACGATCTCCAGGCCCTTCTCCCACGACTCCTCGGCCACATCGAGGTTCTGCGCGGTGCCGATGACCAGCGGAACGTGTAGCACGAACAGCTTGAACAGGTTCTTTATATCGACGAACGTTGTGTTATGGGTTGGCACCAAGCCGCGGCCGGCCAGAAAGAGGCCGTCCGGCGAGTCAACCTTGATACACCGAACCGGCCGCGTCTCCACGGGGACGATGCCCTTGATGCTAACTACGGACCGGCCCTTACCTCCGTCAACCGCTTTGACTCTTCCGGCCTTACGGGGGAGGCGGAAGGGGATGAACGGGTCGGTCCGTACGGGGGTGAAGCAGACTCGATACCTCTCTCCGCAATCAACGCCACGCAAAGTTGCTCGATGGGTGGCCACCGTGGCACGCCAGCCGAGCGAACGCGCCAGGTAGAGCGCGGCATCCGCTAGATCTTTATTGGTCGAGCAGAACTCCACCTGGCCGCGGCGAGCCTCGATGCTGCCATCCGTATCCATGAGTCCCTGAAGCAGCGCCTCACGCTGCGAGGCGCTGGCGGTCAGGTAGATATCGGGCACATGCTTACGCCCCAAAACGCCCATGATCCGCAGTTTTGCCTGAAAGCTCTCCGTCTGAGAGCGCTTGAAGCCCGGAGCCCTGATAGCCAGGCTTTCACAGGTTCGATCGCTTCGTCGTTCCGCCTCGTAGCCGGCCGCAGCGAAACTTGCCTCCCAGTGCCCTACGTCTTCCACGTGACATGAGAGTCGAGCTTGAGCAGAATGCCCGTCACCAAGCCATGCCCCGAATACGTACGGATCAATGGGAAGTGAAACGTCGGGGCTCTTGATCGGCTCCTGCGTCGGCAGCGTCCAGCGATATTCAGCCGCCTCGTAGGCCTTGCCGCCCGCCACCACCCGCCTCTTTACCTGGCCACGGTGAAGTCCCTCACCGAGAAGCTGCCGGGTGGTCAGCGTGCGCTCCTTCTTCCCAAAGCGCTTGTCGACAACGGTCCACAGATGATCAGCGTCAGCCACAACCTTCCGGCCGTCCGTCGTCGTCACCTCAAAGCACTCGTGGCCAACTTCAGGAGTACTCCGGTAGGTCACGCCAACGGCATGGCCGGCGGGATGGAAAACCCGATCTCCGGGCAAAATCCCGCCCATCGTTGTCCATCCACGGTTCTCCGTAAGGATCGGAGTGTCTAGATCGAGCGCCTTCCCGTTCTGCCGGCTGATCTCGATGAGGATCGTGCGGAACCGGAAGCTGCGACGGTCGGCGCGCAGCTCCAGCGCGTGGATGAACAGCCATCGCTGGTACGGGTAGAGCGACAGCCCGAGATCCTCGGTCGCGAACTCGATCGCCGCGAACCCGAGCGAGGTATCCGGTGTCAGTGCGCACCCGCACTCGCAGGGCCCCGGAGGGCCGGTGACGAGCGGTTTCGTCCAGATTCGAGGGGTAGCACTACCCCTGAGCATCGGCGGGACCGAACTCAGCGACGATATTGGGCCTTGGGGGGTGAAGCTCTGCGATTCTTTTAGCCAGGACTCGGCGCGCATATTTCTCGGCACGACGACGCCCCCAGCGCACCGGATAGCCAAGCTGCGTGTAATTCGAGACGAGCAGAGACTCCCGGTAACGAATTTCGTACCGCCAGCGCCCAACCCGGACAACCTGAACCCTTGGGTCAGGCTCTGGCAGATTCAGACCTGGAGGGGGCCAAGATCTACCCGAATAAGCTGCTTGCACCACCCCTCCACTCACTGCTGTCCGCCGGACACGAGATTCAACGAACGCAGCCCGGTCACCCGCGACGCGCGGCCGGCGTCCGGGTCGGTGCCTCCGATGCCTTTGCGTGTGGCCGGCGTGCCGCCGAGATCCTTGAGCACGTCGCGCAGCCGCGGGCCGAGCATTCCGACCATCTTCGCGACGTCACACCAGGCCTCAAGGCGCTTCAGGCGGTGGAATTCGTCCTCGTCGGGCCCGAACGACCCGTCCAGCTCCCCGAACTCCTCCGCGCGTGCCCTGGCCGAGTCGATCTCCTCCGCGAGCTTCAGCGCGAGCGCGCGCATGGCGCGATCGGCCGGACCGAGCCACTTCATCTCGGCCAGGGTGGCGGCGACCTCATCCCGGAGCATGCACCGATTACACCACGTGCACACAGCGAAGCACCCCCTCCGACCGGTCGGAGGGGGTGCTTGTGACTGATCTCAGCGGTTCCGGACCGTGTAGACGCCCAAACCCCCGGAGAAGTCGAGCACGTACCGGCCGGACGCGATGCGCGCGAGCACGTACGCCTGCGCGTACCGGCCGACCGTCATCCAGCCCTTCTCGTTCACGTGCGTCGTGATCGTGATGACGCCGGCCCGGTCGATCTGCGCGCGCACCTGATTGAGAGACACGCGCTCCTCGATCTCATCCGCGTCGAGCTTGACCTTCGTCATCACCGGACCGCCTTTGCGATGCGGGGCCCCACCAGCCGCACGGCCTCGTCCAGCGGATACCACGCCGCGCTCGTAACCTCCGATTCCTGAAGGCGTCCCACGTCGCCAGCCTGCGTCGTGAAGCCGAAGCCGATGTCGAGATGGAAGTGCTCCGGCTCATCCTTCAACGGCCGGGCCGGGACCCGGCCGAACTCGATGTAGGCAGGCTCTCCGGAGACCGGATCCACCGCCGCCGGGTCGATGCCCGTCTCCTCCGAAAGCTCGCGCACCGCCGCGCCGATCAGGCTCGTGTCTCCCGGCTCAAGGTGGCCACCCGGCTGCAACAGAATCCCGTACGCAAGATGCCCCACCAGCAGGACTTCGCCATCACGAGTCAGCAGCGCACCGACGGTCACATGCATCGAGAAGTTGCGCCTCGAAGCAAAGTTCCCACCCTCCGCCAGAAGCCGGAGCGGCTCGGCCAGTGTCGCCTCCTCCTCCGGGTGGCTACCGAGGTAGGCGGCAAGCACAGCCGCGATCTCCGAGTCGTCGATCGTCATGCCCGCTGCTCCCGGTGCCAGGAGATGTGGCCCCTGATCCAGGCGAACATGCGATCGGAGGTCGGCGTTATCGAGACGCAGCGGCTCGTATCCCGGCCAGAGGCCACACACGGCCAGCAGAAAGCCGTCCACTCCCCGTCGTCATCGAGCTTTGCCTGGATTTTCTTCGCCCACGGCGGGCTCGCCATTACCGCACCACCTCTCGCGCGATCAGCTCGATGTTCTGGCCGGTGAAGCGCGCCCAGATGTCCCTGATCCGCCCGTGCGACGGCGCCGGCCGCTGGATGATCTCCAAAGACGCCGGGTTGACGCCCATCTCCGCCATGTGGCGTAGCATCCGCCACCGCGTGTCCTCGATCCGCCGCTCGCCGCGCTTCACGCCTCCACCACCTGATACACGTTTCGTGCGACGCATCCGAGGACGAGCTGGCCGTCCGCGAGCAGGAGACCGATGGAGTGCCAAAGCATCCCCAGCGGCACCCCGCCGGCGAAGACCGCACCGCTCACCCGCTCGTCGACGAGCGCTGGCACCCCGTTGTCCACCTTGATGCTGTACGTGACGGTGACGACGCCGCAGGCGACGGCCGCGAGGTACAGCTCCAACGTCGGCTCGACGACGCTGCGGCTGGTGACGTCCTTCTCCATCATCCCGGAGTCCCGGAGCGCCACGAGCAGCTGCGACTCTTCGTCGGTCAGCTCCTTCTGGATCGCCCCGCCCCGCGAGATGATCTGCGCGATGAAGACCTTCATCGCCTTGTCCATCCTGATCCCGGACATCTGATCCCCTGTCTCTCAACGTCGACCTCTCTTTACTATAGTACCTCCAGATGCTCGCCCGTCAAGGCACAGAGCACCTCCGGATTGCGCACGACGGAGCTGGAGACCTTGATTCCGCTGATCGTGCGCGACGCGTCCCACTGCATCAGTGACAGGTGCGACCACCCGCCCTTCGAGGTCCACCGCCAGTGATTGCTCAGCCCGGTCGGCGGGCCGGTCAGCCACCCGACGTTGGCCGCGGCCCAGAGGTACGAAGTGAGCCCGGTGAGGTCCGGCCAGGCGGGGCTGCGGGCATCCAGCCACCAATCCCCCGAATACAAGGCGATCGGGCGCTTCAGGTCCGCTTTCGCCGCGGTCACGAAGTCCACCAGCTGCTCGTAGCTCGCTGGCGCCGTCGTGTCCTCGCAGTCCACCTGTAGACCCCACCCCGTCAGCGAGCCGAACGTCGCGAGCGCCTCCCGCTTACATGCGGCCCACTGCGACGCTCCGGGCGCCGAGCCGTCCAGCCAGTGATACCCGAGCCGGACCAGACCCCGATTCCGGGCGTCCGCGGCCCACGCCTGCCTGTTCTGGCCGATGTTGAGCGGAGCGGCCGTCCCCTTGCTCAGCGAGATGTTCACGAAGCGCACCCCGAGCGGGTCGCGCATCACCTGGTCGATCGTCAATCCCGCCTGCCAGCGGGAGAGGTCGATGCCGTGAAGAAGACTCATGTCCGCAGATTGTGCGGCATCAGCCCCTCATCGGGACGGCGAGACCCTTCTCCAGCAGCAGCGCGTTCAGGTTGGCCCCATCGGCCAGGAGAAGCACCCCGAGGGGCCGGCCGTACTTGTCCAGCTCCTTGGAGATGAGGCGCACCGCGGACCCGAGCGGCACCAGCTGCTCGACGAACGCGCGCGCCGCCCGACCCTCCGCGGTGCTCATCTCGGGCGCATTGAGGCCGATCAGCCTGCAATTCGCCCGCAGAGTGATCCGCCAGCCCAGATCGAGGGTCAGATCGAGGGTGTCGGCGTCCACGATGCGCTCGACCCTGGCCGGGACGCTCCACTCCTGCTTCACGCTGCGTCACCCTTCGATGGTTACGTTCGGTTACTATCGGAAGAACAGTCACTCAACGTGACATCACGCAGCGTGACCCCTGAATCGGACATTTGCGACGGGGGGAGAAAAAGGGGGCC